GACACGATCACGATGGGCAGCACGTCGCACCGTTCGGTCGAGTTCGGCCTGCGCGCGTGCGTGTGGCTGGTTGGGGTTCACGTTGGGCTGGACAGCCAGATGGACGCCAATCGCTTCATCCCGTTTGAGCTGGTCCGGCCAGACGAGGAACGCTGGCGCGCCTGGAAGTCGCCCAGCCAAGAGGTCCGCACGCAGCTGCGGCGCGGGCTCATGGCGGTTGCGGCAGCGTACGCTATTCAAGCCGCAGACGTGGCGGCCAAGATCCGCCGCGAGATCGAAACCGAGTGCTCCGACCGGCTGGTCGAGGGGCTCGCCGCCCCCGTGGCCTTGATGGCGCTTAGCTCGGGAGGCAGCCACGAAGACGCTCGCGTGCGGCTGCAGCTGCTGTGCGATGTGATGGAGCAAAGCAGCCGTGAGGAGACAGGTCAGGAGCAGCACCTGGAACTGGTGCAGCAGATTCTAGGCCTGCCAGTGCATTGTGGCGGCGGTGCCCAAATGACGGCGAGCCAGATTCTGGACGAGGTCGGGCGATTGGGCAGCCAACAGTATGCCGACCAGCTGGAGTCGCAGCTGGGATTGGCGTTGAAACGCGTAGACGGAGTTGAGTGGCTCGTAGTACACCATAGTGGCCTGCAGTCGAAGCTGCAGGAGAGTGGTGCTGCTATCCGGCAGATTCTGTTGCGCGTGCCCGGCGCGTTCTGTCGCGACGCCAAGGTGGCCCGGGCCACGAAAAAGTGCTGCTGGCTTCCCCACGCGTGGGTTACGGAGCAATTCTTGGGTGACGAGGACGCGCCCGCTGAGATGGAGTTCTGAATTTGATCCCAATCGTGTTCGCGGACGACCTGCCGCTGTGCGAGTGCTGCGAGGAGCCTTGGTGCCCAGAGCACGCCGACCATTACGCCGACTGTGGCTGTCTTGGTCCGTCGGAAGCCGTTGAGCAGGGCTATGTGCTGGTCGAAATCGACGGCAAGCTATTCGCAGCCAAGGAATAGCCCGTTGCTGCGGTTGCGGCAACCGCAACCAAACCGCAACCGCGCAAGTCCTTATATATCAGAGCATTAGGAGGAGAGTTGCGGGGTTGCTGATATTTAGAGAGAGAGAGAAGAGAGGTGTGTTTTGTATTTAGGTATTAGGGTAGGTGCGTTTGTGTGTGTGTGTTCGCCCTCCAGCCGCAACCAGCAACCGCGCTCATAAGGTGTTTATAAACAATGACTTACACGGTTGCGGCTGGTTGCGGTGTTGCCCCTTGCGTTGCGTGCGGAAGCTGTTTTCGCTGGCTGGATCATTCCCAGATACCGCATTGCACCCACTGTCACAAGCCAATTCCAGTCCTGGTTTCGGCGCATCAGATCCTGATCGAGCCGACTCCCGGCACGATGGCCTGGGTGGGGATCGACCAGCCACAACGCCAGCCCCAGCAGCTGCCCGCGATTCCGTACCACGATCCCTTCTTCGACAACCAGTGCATGGATGGAGCGTGGTGCGTCGCCGCAAATAGAAGGCTTGACGAAATCAACTACCCCCCATCAAGCTCTGATATACAGAAGGAGCTTGACCGCTATGAACGAAGAGACACGCCGCCTGATCGCAGCCCACGTCCCGAGCGAGCCACCTATCGGCTGCTTCCAGCTTTTGGCAGCGAAGTTTGCGAGTCGAACTTTTGACTCGGAGTTCCTGGCCTGCCTGCTGACCGTATCTGCGTGGCTGGTCAGTCGCGCAGGCGGAGAGCTGCATCCAGTCTTCGGGAACGTCGACGACCCGTATGTCGACGAGTCTGATGCGTATCTCGTCACCAGCGTCTGCTGCGAGATCCTGGAGGAGGCCGACCAGCCCATCCCTGCTGGCGGACCCGCGAGCGCGATCGTCATTCGCCTCGCGATCAAGCTGCTCTGGGACGCCATCCAGTCCGACGACCTCAAGAAAATTCTCGACGCACTTCTCAAGGGTGCCGCCTGATGTATACTATCACGCGGCCGGGATGGCTGTTCTCCGTTCTGTTCCTCCAGAATCTAGCGTTGGCCACCATCCCGGCCGCTTTTTGCTCTGCCGCCGACGCCCCTCAACGCGTCGAGCGCGACCGTCTGGTCCGCGTGCGCCTGGCCCCTGAAGAGCGGGCCTTCATCTTCGGCGAGGGGTTCACCCCGGTGGAAATCGAGCCGGTGGCGTCTGGCCTAGTCTTCGTTGGCCCGCCGGGTCGCTACGCGATTTTGGTGTTCGGTCCGGCCAGCCAACAGCAGCTGTTCGTGGAGATCGTGGACCCATCAAAACCCGGTCCAATCGTGCCTCCGAGGCCTCCAGAACCGCCTCCCGGACCCCCAATTCCGCCTCCAGACCCTACCCCCAGCGTGCAAAACTCGTACGGCGTGGGGCTTCCAGCGTACGAAAACGCCCGGAAATTGGCCCTCGCGGACGAGTGTCGCCAACTCTCAACGGCATTCAGTGAAGCCGCGAACGACCTGCACACTGGCCGCCTGCCAGCCGACGTTAAGGCCAAGCTAGACGCGGTGATCGACTCCCTGTCGCCTCGCTGGCGATCCGAGTGGCTGCCCCCCGTGTCCGCTGCGGTCGCTGCCGCCAACGCCAAGTATGGCACCGGCCTCGTCGCGCGCAAGTCGATCTATCTGGAGGTTTCTCTAGCACTGGGGAAAGCAGCCGAGTGACTGGATACGAGCCCGAACTAGCCCATTTGAGCCCAGATCTTGCGCCGTTCTTTACCGGCTATCGGATTGAGCTGGAACCGCGCGACGAGATGGCCCCCGGCCTCCGCGCTGGCGCTGAGTTGTGGGTTCGCGCCTACCGCAACTACGACTGGGAGCCGCCCCGCGAGGTGGATCCGCGTTCCTGGTTTGACATCCATGACCAAGGGCGCATTGGATCTTGCCAAGGCAACTCGCTGGCTGACGCTGTCGAGTTTGCGCACCTGATCGGAACCGGGGAGGAGGTGCAGCTGTCTCGTTCGTTTGCCTATCTCTCCAGCCAAGAGAAGGACGGATTGCTAGGCTCAGATAACGGCTCCACCCTCAACGGCGGCACTTGGGCAGCCCAGCGCGGCCTGCCTGACGAATCCATCTTCGGCTATCGCTCATCCTACCGCGAGCAGCTCGCAGCTTACCGCGAGGACCGCGACAGAGTCCTGGCTGGCCCTCTGTACCAGTGCAGGTCGTCAGTGGGCGTCTATTCCGCCGACGAAGCGCTGGCGTTCATTGGATCATTCTCAGGTGCTGTGCAGATCGGCCTCGACTGGAACGTGTCGCTGTCTGATGGCTGGGAGATCAAAACCTACAAGCCCGCTCGCCGTGGTGGCCACGCCGTCCTGATCTGTGGATACCTGCAGGTCAAAGCATGGAAAGAAGGCTACGGCCTTCTACTTAAGAACAGCTGGTCCCGATCCTGGGGCCGCGATGGATGGGCCTTAATCAAGCCCTCCGCGTTCGACCAGATGGTGGCTGCCAAGTACACCACCGCAATCGGTCGGTCCGATTGCACCGCCCCGCGTCCGTCGGAGGAGCGCCGAGAAAACGCCCTCCAAGCAAACCTGATACAGAAATGAGGTGATCCTATGCGTCTGATCCTAACCCTGGCCTTTGCAGCGTTGGCCAGTTCCGCGAGCGCTTCCACGTCGGTCAGAGTCGACCTCTTTTCGCGTGTCGCCAATCCCGCGTGCGCGACCTGCCTCGAAGCCGCGTGCGCTACCGCCGAGCCCAGCTGCGGGGCTGCGGCGGAGCCTACCTGCGGTGCTGCTGCTGTCGCCACGACGAGCGTGGCCAGCACCGCGTGCGCTGCTGGACGCTGCCGGGCGTCGCTCGCGCGACCGTTCCGGCTGTTGCGTCCTGCGTCTACAACGGTTCGGATCCGCCACTAGGCGGGCGGCCAGGCCGCTTGCGCTGCGGTCTGACCACTTTGTGCTTTTCCGCGAACGCCCGGAAGCGTGGCGAGTTCCACAGGCAGTCCTCCACCACACGCGCGGCGGGCTGCCCCAGGTCGTCCGCGAGCGCGACGAGAACCTTGTAACACTCGGGCGTCAGTCTTATCAGCGTTGGGATCATGTTCTAGCCTTGAAATAAGTCACAAAAAAAGGCCGGGGCGGGAGCATACACCCCCGCCCCGAGCCCGTCTACAGCACCGGCAACCGCGCGTCCTTCCACACGCGATCGAATTGCTCCTTGGTTGTCTTCGGCGCGGCGCGCACGAACCGCTGCCACACTTGCTCCTTGCTAGCTTTTTCATGCCAGCACAGATAAGCCACCAGCCTATGCGGATCGTCGCGCCCCGCGAGGACGCGAATAATCCAGGCGTTCACTTGCGCGTCACTGGGCATCCTTGTCCTCCCGGTACGTCACGCGGACCACGCAGTGCTCGCCGTACCAGGCCTCCACTTCGTCGGCCTCGACGCCATCGGGTCGAGGGGCATGAAACCGGAACGCGTCCCCAGCCGCACGGAGCGTATCCCATAGCGATTCGTGCTGGCCAAACGGATTACCCTGCGCGCACGCGTGCGCGTCGGTGAGTTCCTCGAATTCGCCGCAGTAGCTCAGCCCACTACCCTCAGGCGCGCGATACACGCGCCACCTTACTTTCGCTGCCATTGTCCACCTCCAGAATCTAGTACCAGAAAAACTAAACCGCGAACCACCCGGCCAGCACGACTTCGTGCCAGATCGGGTCGTCAAACTCCCACTCCGCATCGGCCGCGTGCGCGACCGCGCGCAACACCGACTCCAGCACGTCCGCGTGCTCTTCGGGCGTCATCCTGCCCGCCGCGACCAGCTCCGCCAACAACGGCAACGCCGCGTCCGCCAGCGCTGCTCCCGTCACCATATCCGGCGCGTCGCTGAACTGTACCGCCAGCTGCCAATAGCGCTTCGCCAGCGCTCTTCTGTACACCGCCAGCACTCCAGGTGCCAATTTTGCGTACGCTACCACGATCGAACCCTCCAGAATCTAGGACCAGAATTCCGCCATCCGCCAGCACGACGCCAGCAGCGCGGGCCGTCGGCCGCCGGTCCTCCAGTCCCGACGGCCTCAGGTTCACGCTACACGTCGCCAATTAGATCGTGGCGCGATCTTCGGACGCGAACGGCACGCCGTCGCCCGCCGTGGTGGCACCGTGCACCATGTCGCGATCGTATCCGGCCTTCCAGGCGGCCACCATTTCACGCCAACTTAATCGGTCGGCCGCGTCCGACCGCTGGTCGCTGGTGCGCGGCATGAGCACGCCAAACCCACCTTCACCGGACTGGGGCAGCACCATGACGGCCTCATCGGCGTCCTTCCACAAGATGCGCACGCCGGTATTCTCCCGCGTGTTGATCATCGCCGCCAGCGCGGCCAACAGCGTAGCGTCGAGCACCAGCACGCGGTAACCGTCGACCGTGTCCGGCACCACACAGGGCAGGTCGGGCATGCGCCCCATTTCCGCCGTGAGGTCGGTCCGTGGCTGCGATCCCCCGCGCTTCGGGCCGATGGCCGCCACGCCAAGCGGGCTAACCAACAACGTGGACCGGCCCGTGGGCAGGTTGTCGGCGTCGAACGCGGCCGCCCACTTCCCTTCCGCTGGCGCGTCGCCGTCGGTCGCCGCGAGCGCGACTCCCAACACCATGCCGTTTGTGGCCGCCAGCGCGACGCGCTTATCATCCGTGGGCGTCACGGCCACGTTGCCCATGGCATACCGTCGATGGCCCGTGTCCACCATGTTCGCAAGCGCTTTCCCCGACGCAATCTCAATTTGCATTGTCCCGCTCTCCAGAATCTAGACTTTACTTCCCGCGTCGACCGCGTCGACTGCCCGGGCCGTCGGCCCCGCCGAGATTGCTCCAGGCAGGGCGTCCGGTTCGGGCAGGCAGGCGGCCACTAGTCGCGGTACAACATCCGGCGGAATGCAGCCACCTTCCCCCGGGTGCCGTGGGCGTCGATGACGATATCACCGCGCCCGTATTCGGCGCCGCTACACCATAAGCACCCGTCGCACGTTTTCCGCTGGCCTTCCTCAATCGAGGCCGGGCATCCCTTTTCTCCAGGCAGACGCTGGTCCCCGGCTAACTTCGTCCGGAACGTCCTCCAGCCCATGGTATTGGCCTCGATTTTCCCCAGCACCGTTTCCACGCTGGCCATCAGCTTAGCCCGCCATCGCTGGTCGCAGGTCCGCCACTGGTGCGTATATCCCGTCCGGCGCTTCCGCACGGCGCGTAACACCGACTCCCAGGCACCATACGGTGTAGCCGTCGCGTCGCCATACGCGCCGATCCGCAACGAACGCCCCAGGAATAGCCGACGGTGCCGGGCCGGATTGTATGCCGGATATCCGCCCCGATCCCAGCATTCCCAGACGCTGGCGGGCGACTGCCCGAGATTCACGTAACAAGCGCGGTCGCGGTTCCGCCCGTCCATCATAATCCCACGCAACGGGCACGCGCCGCAAATAGCCACGTCGGCCCCGGTGGCAGCCGCGTCGACCGGCGGGGTATCGGCCAGCAAGATGAAAGTCTGGATCATGTCGCCCGTTTTCCGGTTCTCAGAATGGAACGTGGCCACGACCACGACCGCCTGCCCGTCGATAAGCGACCGACCTTCCCATAGCACGACGCCGTTTGCATTCTCTCGCATTGTCTCGACCTCCAGAATCTAGACTTCCCCGCGTCGACCGCGTCGACTGCCCGGGCCATCGAGCTGGCCAGCGTGTCACCGCTGGCCAGCTATCAGGTTCGGGCAGGCAGGCGGCCACTAATCGCCGATCGGGAGAATGGCAAGGCAGACGCGCGACATATACGCCGCTTCATTCACCCAACGCGGCACGTCACCGCAACACGTGCACCGTGGAGCTCGCATCGCGGCCAACGCGACAAGCCATTGTTCCGGCTGCCAGCTCTGTGCCTCCGAGACGCAATCCAGAATGGCGTCAATGTCGCGCCCCAGGCACCAATAAGCGCCCGCGGCCAAATGGCGAGAATGCAACCACTGGCCCCATGTCACCGCGTCGGTCAGCTGTTGCGTCAAGTCTCGCGTAAATGGCGGGTAGTCAGCCACAAGGCGAGACAGCAAACGACCGGTTGCAAGGTCGATACGCTCCGTCACGTCGGCCAGCAACGCGGCCATGTCACCGGCCTCATCAACTGGCAGGACCGTGACGCCGAAAGCGGTCGTGCTTTCATACCCTTCCATGGCCCACTTAATCGTATATCGTCCGGGCGGAAGTTTGGCCAGCTGAAGCGCCAAGTGCGCGGTGTTGGCCGTTGTCACGGTTGTAGTTTCGCCGATCGACTCGAATTTCATGTCCATGCCTCCAGAATCATCAACACTCAATCAACACCACAACCAACACGCGTTGGCCGTGGACCGGCCACGGTATCGAGTAATATCGGATTTGTCAATCGGGCAGGGCCAGAAATTCGCCGCGTCATGCTGACAGCTCATCGGGGGGCGTGGGGGGCGGGCGGCGTCGCCCGCGCGGGCATGCAACGCGTCGGCCGCGGCCGACCTTCACCGCGTCGCGGGCAGGCCGACGCCGTCGGTGCACCTGGCTCACGTCGCCCGCGTCGCCGACCGCGTCACCGCGTCACCGCGTCGCCGATGCCGTGGCCGTGGCTTCGGGTTTGGCTTCGGCCGGACGCCGATCCGCCGTCCTGCCCGTGCATAGTGGCCATGCAGCGGGGCCAGCGTGGCCCATCACGGCCAGCACGGCGGCCATCGGCACGGTGCGGACCAGGTGGATAGTGGCAGGGCAGGGCAGGGGGGGACCCGGAGGGACCCAAGGCCGACCAAGACTTTACCGAACCCCCGCGCCCGCGCCGCGAGATCCCTGCGTGGTAGCTATTCGGAATCTGCACCCACTTCTCCTCCCCCTCCCCCATATCTCCGCACGAAAAGCTGCCATCGTTCGCCATCCAGCTCGCCTTCGTCCATCGCCTTCTGGCACGCGGCGGCTATTCTGGCTGGCGTGTAGCGGTGCGACTCTGGATGCCAGACGCCGAGATGGTCGACCATGCCTGCGGTGGTGCCGAGCGAGTCGAGGTCGGCGGTCCCGACGTAGCCTTCGGGCGACCAGAACCACTCGGGATCCCGTGCCAGCTCCTCTCTTTTCCGAGCCCTGTACCGTCGCATCTGAAGTTTCTTGAGATGGCGTGCCTTCTCGGCCTTGGTCTTCTTTCGCTTGGGCTTCCAGCCGATGCGGTCCTTGGGCAGCGGGTAGCCCATCTGCCTGGCGGCTTTCTCCATTAGGCTGCGGATGAACTTGGTGCGTGGCATGCCCTTGTCCTTGGCCATCTGGGCGAGGATGGGCAGCCAGCAGGCCATGATGGGCAGGATGAGTTCGGTGCGTTTAAGGGCTTCCAACTCCTCGTCGCTCAGCCAGCGGCCGAAGTGTCTGTGGTCTGTCGACTTCTTGGAGACGCGTTCGTCCATACTACCTCCGTATACAGGAACAGTGACTACAGCCCCAAGGATGGCGAAGGCCCGCGCGATTTGTCTAGTTAGGCTTGACGAAAGTGGCCCCCGCGTCGCCACAATGCAGGCATCCTTTTTTGGAGGCAACGAATGACTTCGATTCACAGTGTCCGCTACCACCTGGCGGAATCTGATCCGTCGATTGTGTCGAGTGTCGAAGGCGAATTGCTTGATGAACGCGAGATCTGGGGTGCGACGTTCCTGATTCGTTCGGCCACCAGCCCCGCGAGTCGCAAGCTGCCGCCGCCGGTGAGCGCTGACCAGCGGATTCGCCTCAGCATGGACTCGCTCCCTGCTTCTGGCTGGGCTATTTTCCTGGCCCCCACTGGTACGACGATGGACGGGACGGCCAACTCGATTCGCATCGACAAAGGCAACTTCGCCGTGCTGGAGTCGTTCATGCTGGACGGCGTCCTGCAGTGGCGAGTCGTAGCTGGGACGGTGACCTACGTCTAATGCAGAAGAGCTGGCTGGATCTTATCTGGCCGGTTGCCGGGATTGACCGCGCCACGGGCTACCAGCGGCAGCCGCCCTATACAACGCCCGACGCGGTCAATGTCCGAACGCAAACCACCAGCGAACTGCGACAGTCTGGTGGAAGCCGCCCGGGCCTCGGGCTCTCGTTGCGTACCCAGCTCTCCGGGCCGATCCGCCTGCTCACCAAGGTTTCGGTGCTTAAGACTGGCTGGACCCGCGCGGTGCAGCCAGCGTTCGGCACGCAACTCCGGGACTTCCTGATTCCAGCCGGGTACACGGGATCCCCGTCGTACAGCTACGGCTATCTGAACTCCCAGTCGGACGCCTATCTCTACGGCCCGGACTGGGAGCGGGCGATGCCGATCCCCACTGTTGTCAGCAACAACGGACCGTATGAGATCGCCATGCACATCCGCCCGAAGCTGGGCAAGGTGATGACTGGCACGGCCAAGATCCATTTCGGGCTGGCCTCACCTAGTTCCGACACCAAGACAAACGTCAACACGGTGACGCTATCGTTCACTTCGGCGGGCTACTCGGCCACCCTGACGCAGCGGAATAACGGGTCCATCGTTTCGACCCTGGCCTCCAGCCCGGTCGCCGACACCAGCAACGCGGCAGGCACGTTCATGGTGGAGGTCACGCCCGGCACGTCCGGCGTGAAGGTCTACTGGCGTGGCCAGCAGCTGCTGAGCACAACCGTCACGACGCTGTTCGGCCGGGCCTTTGCGTTTGGGGTCACGTCGCCCGGCTCGACCATCCAAGTAACGCAGCTGTCGCATGATTTCGAGAACGACCCCACGGTGCGGACGGTTCCTGCTAACCCACGCCGCGACCTGCTGGTAGCCGTGGCCAACGGCAACCTCTGGGTGGAGGACACGGTCAACACGCTCAAGCAGGTCACGACCAACACGCCGCTGTCTCCCAGCGTCCAGTTGTCCGCCGTCGACCGCGAGCAGAAGCTGTTCATTGCCGACTACGGCGTGGTGGTATCGGGTGAGACGGGGTCTATCGACGCCCAGACCGGGTTCACCAAGCTGGAAACAAGCCAGACGCTGACCGGCCTCGACACTGGCTACGTTCTGGAGATCCTGGACTCCAACTACTCTCGCAACACCGTCCAGACGCTGGCGTTTGCCAACACGACTGGCGGCACGTTCAAGCTGTCGTTCAAGGGAGCCCAGACCGCTGCGCTTTCTTACCCGACCAACGAGGGGACGCTGGTCAACGCCCTGCTGGCCTTGAACACGGTCGGCACCGGCAACTGCACTGTCGTCAACCTGGGGACCGGCGGCACTCAGGGACCGTACAAGATCATGTTTCGCGGCACGCTAGCTGGCAAAGAACAGCCCGCTGTTGTCGTCGACACGACCACACTCACCGGCTCGTCGCCGTCCGCATCGGTTGCCATCACGCAGGTCGGCGCTGGTGGCACGGCTATCGCCGGAACCTACGCCATCTCCAGCATCACTGGCACCGTCATCACGTTTAACCCGGCCCTAAACCTGGCCAGCCACGACAACGGCACCACGACGCTGGGCTACGGGCAGGACATCCTGAACGTGGTCTACCGGATCGCTCGCCAGCCGAAAGTTTATGACCCAAAGCTCAACACAGTCACACCGCACTACGCCAACGTCGGCACAGTCCCTGCTGGTTGTCGCCTCGTCGCCCTCTATCGTGATCGAATTGTCTATGCGGGCTCCGACCTACTGCCTCATGTGTGGTACATGTCGAAGCAAGGCGACCCGTTCAACTGGGACTACGGGCAAGAAGACTCCGGGGCTGCGGTATTTGCCGAGAATAGCACAGCGGGCCAGCTCGCCGACCCCATCACGGCGATGATCCCGCACGGCGATGAGTGCTTGCTGTTTGGTTCGTACAATTCACTCTGGATCATGCGTGGTGACCCGGGATATGGCGGTACTCTCGACGCCCTATCGAGGAAGATTGGCATCGTGTCGCAAAACGCATGGACGCGCACGCCCGACGACATGGTGATCTTTCTCTCGGCCGACGGACTCTATGTGATCTCCGCAGGCTGTGCCGGGTTCCCCACGTCTCTTTCTCGGGAGCGACTGCCCGACGAGCTGCTCTGCCTCAACCCGGAGCGTGAGTCGGTGTCGCTGGAATACGATACGCTGGCCCGTGGCGTCCACGTCTTTGTGACGCGGCTCGACGGTTCGGAGGGTTCGCACTGGTGGTTCGACTGGCAGGCCAAGGCATTCTGGCGTGTCAAAGTTTCCACAAATCATGAACCGTTCTGCCTGCATGAGCGTACTGTATGGGACGACTGCCCCGCCGTCCTTCTTGGCGGCCGCGATGGCAAGATTCGCCAGTTTCACCGCGACTATCAGGTGGACGACGGAAACCTGGAGATCGAAGCGTACTGCTGCTTCGGCCCGTTCCATCTGGATCGGCAGGGATTCCAGGAAGGCATGCTGTCCGAGTTGCAGGGCAGCATCGGCCGCGAGTCTGGTCCCATCACTTGGGAAGTCACCGCTGGCAATTCGGCCGAAGAGTCGTTCTATGCGACGACACAAGACGCGGGCACTTGGGATAACCCGGGGCTGAACTACAACACGCGTCCGCGTGTCCGTGGCGTCTCGGCTGTCGTGAAAGTCAAGAACAAGGCGGGCTCCAAGCGTCGCTGGTTTCTGGAGCGAGTCACTGCTGTCATCCGATCCGCTGGCCGCAAGAGGATTCGCTGATGGCAGACCCCAATCGTTGGCGTGACATTGTCCTGGCCCCGTGCAACGCGTCCGCAGAGCGTCGCAACTGGGCCGCGACCCGCGATGCTCTGGAAGGCCTGGCCAACGACGCCACCACCAACGACACATCCACGCCAGCCAGCGAGCTGAAGTTCTTTCGCGTCCTGACCTCGGCTGTTGGGTCGCCATCCTGTTCGGTAATCGAAGTTACCTACAACGCGACCGCCGACGAGTGGCAAGACAACGGCGGCACGTTTGACGCGTATGACTGGACGCCGACTGAAGCGTTCCGGCAAAACTTTGTGCAGGGCTACTATGGAGTCGGCCGCACGAACGCCGCACTGGGGGCGTCGTCGCTTGAAGTGCTGGCCATCGAAGGACCGGCCCGGTTCATCCACGCGACAGCCTCGGCAGCCATGTCCTCGGGCACAGTGTCAGCCAGCGTCACCGACTTCTGGGGCGACCCGCTGAACGGCCGCGACCCCGGCGCGACTGTCACTATCCACGACAACGCTGCTCTCGGTGCCGCCATCAAACAGGGCGACAAGCTGATTGCCGTCTGGGATGAGAAGCTGCAGGAATATGTCCTCATCGCGCCATCCAAGCAGGCCGACTCTGCGGCCCTGATCCAGATCACGGGCGAACAGTGCGGCAGCTCGCTGCTCAAGGATGTCCGCTGCCTCTATGGTGGCGTGCAGATGTCGCTTGCGTCGGGTGCCCTGAGTCTTGGCAACATGTGCTCCAACCCGCTGGCCCAAGGCTCACAGGTCTGGGTGTACGACGCCAGGAAGTGCCGATCCTTCGAGCGAATCCCTGCCAGCGAGCGGTTCATTGGCTACAAGTTGCACGATGCCTTCACTGCCCAGAATTCGACGCGGCCGCTGTACGCCATTGTCGACCAGACAGCGACGTTCCGCTGGTTCCACATCGTCAGCAACGCTGAAGCCATCGCCATTTCCAAGCAACCTAACGCCTTTCGGTGCCGGGACTGCGACGACGACGACATCCTCGACGACTCGCCGTCCATGTACGCCCGCTGGGTGGACGTTGTACCGTGCGACTTTGCACCGGCCGACGTTCCCGACGACAGCACGGTGCTGCTGTATTTCCCGATGCACTGGCAGCGATGCCTTGACGTAGCGGAGAAGCAGCAGCTTGGCCTCAACGACTGCGATCTGGTGGACGCTGACCCGGATTGTCGCGTCGATGCCCGCGTGCTTGGCTACTGGAATGTCATCTCGGAACGCTGGGAGGCCGTGGCCGACCCGGAGAAATGCACTAACAAGAACTCGTTCGCTGCTGGACACATCTATGTCTGCAAGGGCGAGGTGCTTTCCGAGTGCTGCGTATTCGACGCGATCAAGATTGACTACCAGCCTTACAATGACAGCTACTGTTACCCCATCGTGCAATCCGAGCGGGTGTTTGTTCGTTGCTCCAACGGCGACATAAGCAACCTTCCCGTCGGCTACTGCAAGATCGGTATCAAGATCTGCAATTCGTTCGAGTGTACATGGACCGATGACCAAGGCACGCACACGGAAAAACGGCCTGTCTACCAGTTTGACTGTGGCAACTGCGAGGGCTGCCGCTGTCCTCCCACCTGTGCCCCTGTCTTCTTCAAGTGGCGCACGACGGACCCGATGTCCGACTGCGGCTCACTGGTTGATGGCATTGCCGGAACACTCCACTGCGTGGACGCCAACCCGGTGAATGATCCCGAATCCCCGGCAGTTCCTGGTTGGTGGGGAACCTTCTGCGTGTCCGGCCTTGAGCCTGCCATGCTTTACCGCGTGAACGGAACGGTGGCTGGCATGAATGGTGAGCAGGAGTTGCTAGTTGAGCTTGATTGCACTGCCGATTCCTGTTCGTCGTCGATTGCCAACGGCAACATTGTCAAAGCCTACCTGGCTTCAAGCGTCGAAGCAGGAAACATGACGGCTATCACAGCCAGCATCACCTACACGTCAGGGCTGTTCGGATGCTGGGCATTGAAAGACGCCAACGGCGGTCAGGTCTACAAGGCTCGCGACTATCTCTACGGGATCTTTGTGCAGTGCAATCCTGAAACCGGCACGTCGTTTACTGGTGCTGAGCTGTTCTGGCTCAAGCCCGGGTCGATTTCAGAAGGTGGTTCGGGTGAGCCTGACACGTCGCAATGCCAAGAAAATTGCGAGTTCGGAAGCGTAACCAGGATGCTGCCCGCGCCGTCAGCGCGCATTGGAGACGGCGATGTAGCGTCAGTCACTGAGTGCTGCGGCAACACGACCAGCATGCAATTCCAGACTTTGTTGTTTGAGTGCTGGGAGCCACAAAACATTCCGATTACGCAGCTTGCAAATGTAGATCCAAGCATGCCGGGCATCAGGGATTGTCCAAATTGCATCCACGGCGGCTGGCATGTCTTTCTTGGCTGCTCTTGCATGGAGCTGGCGGAAGATGGCTGCACATGGTCGTTCGATCCTGCTGTATGCACCGCCGAAGCGGCTGATATCTGGCTGGACTTGTCATGGAACCCCGGACCAGAAGGGCCTGCGTAATGGCGTGCAAGGGTTGCGGGCGTCGCCTGCCGACACACGGGCGAGTGGTGGCCGCCAAGAAGCCGGAAACTTCAATGGTGCTGGTCGTTGTGTTGGGCTACTCCGGTCCGCTGGTGGGTGAGTCCACCAAAACAAACTACGGAAACGTCGCGCAGGGGCAGGTGTTGCGTGTCCATCTGGATGACATGCAGGCCAATCGCCACCTAGTTCGCGCGACACAAGAAGCCTTGAAAATTGCGAGGGCGCTGCAATGAGTCCGTTTCTGTTCGCGATTCTGTCGCTGGCCGTGGCCAGAGTATCCCGGTTTGTGGTGCTGGAGCACGGGCCGTGCGGCATCATGACGAAGGTGCGTCGCTATGTCGGAGTGGAAGACGCAGACGTATCCACCACGGACCTTGTGAACCTGCTGAACTGTCCGTATTGCGTTGCGTTCTGGGTGGCGTTGGTAGCTGTCGCCGCTTCAGGGATTACGGAGCCGGTGCCGCTGCTGCTGCACTCTCTCGCCGTCAGTTTCTCGTCTGGTCTGCTCGTCATGTGGGCAAGTCATGAGGTGCGATTTTGAGACGGTCGGCAGCGTGAAGAGGTGCATCCGCTGCCGATCCATCGTGACTGAAAAGACGACCTACCGCACCTGCAACACCTGGGGCCTCGGCGACTGGATTCACGTTGTCATTTCCCAGCTTGGTTTTTCTAATTGTGACAGCTGCTCTCGCAGGAGGGCGTCGATTAACGAGTGGGACAGAGCCACCTACAGGAGGCTATTTGGATGAGAGTCGTGCCCAAGAAGATGTTGCCAGTCTATCTACAGCGAACTGGCACTCGCGTGTTAAAGTCGCAGCGTGGCGGCAGCGTGATGGATCAGTATCAAGCTGCCGTCAATAAGGCAAATCAGGCCAACGAAACACGCTACCAGGACATCCTGCGCGGGTACGACGACCTTGCCGCCCGCACCAGGGCGGATCTTGCCGCAGCCGGTCAGTCCACCATGGCGGACATCAACCGGACGTATTCGGGCACCAGCTCAAACATGTATCAGCAGCTGGTTAATCGTGGCCTCGCCAACTCTAGTATCCCCGCCACCATGCAAATGGGGATCGACCGTTCGCGAGCCGAGTCGGTGGCCCGGGCTAACGAGCTGGCAGCCAACAGCCGCGTCAATGCAGACATGAGCATTACGCAGGGCAAGCTCGGCGTGATGGAGCGTCGCACCGACGCGGGGCCAGATCCGAACCAGATCATGGAGCTGTATCGTCGCCTTGGAGCGTCCGGCCAGTTTGCTCCTGGTGCTGGCGGCCGAATGTACGGACAGCCCATCGGCATGACGCCGGATATGGTGGCCAACATGTACAACACCGGGCTGGCGAACCACATGGCCATGATGAATGGCCCGGCCATGATGTTCAATGCAGCGCGACAGCAAGACCTTGCACGAAGGCGTCAGCGCGTCTTGGAAAACAAAGCCCGGCGTGCAGGAAAGAGAAACCGAATCAACGACGAGCCATTCGAGTTTTAGCCATGGACCCACTCCAGATCTATCACACCGCACTCCGGGCCACCGCCTCTAGCGGCTACCCGAATATGAGCTATTACAACCCGATGAACACGCGGCCGCCTGCTGGCATGGACATGACGGGTGACGCATTCCAAGCGTACCGTCGCGTGTACGCCCAACAGCCGATGAAGCCTTACGGAATCAGGCGACAAGCCTCCAAGCCCTACTGGATGTAACGCTATGCCGATTGTTGTCACTCACCAGCCCAGCGTCCAGACACTCGCCAAAGCTGGCTACTATGCCGGTGCAGGTGAAGCCATGCAGGCGCAGCAGCGGATGGCCACAGAAGCTCGGATGCAGGACCGGCAGATACAAGCCGACATGATTCAGCGACAGATGGCAATGGAACAACAGTTCCAGGGTCATCAGATGGATCTGGAGCGGTTGCGGGTGAACAACCAGTTCCAAATGCAGCAGGCCGAGCGCGAAGAGCAGATGCGAAAGCGCCTGATGCAACTGGAGCACGACAACGAGTTGGACCGGATCAAAAGGACTCGCGACGCCAATCGAGAGGCCGAAGAGCAAGTCAACGACAACGCAGCAAATCGCGATCAGGCGGCGTTCTTTCGCGGCGCTGCTGGCCAGATGCGGGACCAGATTCAGGGCCTGCTTGATGCAGGCATGTCGTTCACGCCCGAAGATGAGCAGACCTACAAGGCCAAGCTCAAGGCGATGGACACGATCATGAAAGACAAGACGCTCAAGCCTTGGCCGCGTGCTCAGGCGCTCTACGAGATCTCGCAGGAGCTCCCGATTCCCACGGTGAAGCCACCTTCGCCGCAGGAGATCATCAACGACAGCGTCGTGTGGATGCCGGACCCCAACGACAAGACTGGCCAGCGAAAGATCGCCGTCGCTCTCGACCGCAACGGCGCAGCTCGCCTGTTACACGCTCCGACTCCAGAAAAGCCGGAGGTGGATAACTCTGCCAAGGACATGCAGGACTATCAAGACCTGTATCTAAAGGTCCGGGAGTCGTTGAGCAAAAAATTCAATGAAAAGACTGGTGAGGTGGAGCACGTTCAGCCGACCGACGCCGAGGTACGCAAGGCAATAGCCGAGATCCAGGCAGCTGCCGCCGACGCCAAGCCCGTCGAATTTATCCGAGACCCACAAACCGGGAAACTGATCCAAAAATGAAGACCGTAATCCTGCCCAACGGCCGCGTTGCTCGCTTCCCGGACGATGCTACTGAGGAGGAGATTCGGCAGGCCACGGCTTCATTCGCTCCTTCGCGCGCAGCTGCGCCTGCTGCCAAGCCAGACGGGTCGATGCTGCCGTATGCTCCGCTGACGCAGAAGAATTTTCCAAACGCACCGCAGTTTGACTGGCAAAGCCAGCCACACGCATACCCGCAGCCAGTTTCTGCCCAGCAGCTGCTTGCATCTGGTGCGCCGGTAACGCAGGAGCAGATTACCGGAGCCATGGGCACGGCCACGTCGGATCAGCACCGCGAGCTGCAGCGCCGTCTCTACAGTTATCAGAATCCGCAAGCGCCCGCCGACGTGCGTCTTCAGCTGGCTGAGCAGGCTACAGCGGGCAACGCTCCGTCAAGCGCCACCTACTGGGCCGAGCGAGTGCCATTCGTTGGTGGTTTTGCCTCCGCAGCCGAGCCATTGACGGTGGCTCTTGCTGCCCGGCGCATTCAGGACGGAAAGGCTAGTCCAGAGGACTACCTGACTGTCGGCCAGTACCTGAACGACCAGAAGTTCTACGAGAATCGTTCGATGCTGGGCCAGGCGGCAGACGTGATTACCATGGCCCCGGCCCTGGGCGTCGAGATGTTGGCTGCAGCGCCCTCGTTGGGCACGTCTCTCGGGTCGCGTGGTGCGCAGGTAGCCGCCAAGACAGGTGGCAAGTGGGCAGCCAAGAAGGCAATATCGGAAGCCATTGAGTCAATCACAAAGAAGTCTGTTAAGGAGACGGCCGGGACGGCCCTGAAAACCAGCCTTAAGACAACATTCGGGACTGGCGTTGGTCGCGTGGCCAAAGGCACGGCCGACCGCCTGGCTGCTGATCCCAACGAGACAGCAGTACCGGCCGCTGCTAAAGCTGCGGTTGAGCAGTTTATTAACGTCGCCAGCGAGCAGATCGGCAATTTCATTCCTCCGACTGGCATCGAAAAGGGGCTTGGTGAGTGGCTCGCGCTGACGGTCAAGCGAAGCACAGGACTAAACCCGACGCGCGCGAACGAAGTCATGCGCAAGATGGGCGTCCACGGGCTGCTGGGCGAACTTATTGAGGAGCGCGTTGCTGAAATCGGCATGGGCGCAGCCTTGGGTGAAGGTGGCTACGGCGTGACGGGTGCGGCCATTGAGTCATTCACGGCCGACACGCCAGAAGCGCGTGCCGCAGCTCGTCAGCGAGCCGCTGAGCAGCTGGGCGTGGAGTTCCTGGCGTGGGCCGGAATGCGAGCTGGCGGCGGTGCGATCAGCATGGCCTCGCAGGTTCCGCAGCGGATTGAGCAGGCCAAGACTCGCAGCGCCAAAAACGCGTATCGCGAGGAAGAGGCAAGGCTGCAAGCCGAGGCAGATCAGTACGCGGCAGACAATCCATTGCCGCAGCCAAGCAAGCTGGAGCAGTCGCCCAAATCCGCAAACATCACAAGACAAGAGCCGCCTACTGCTTACGAGTCCCAGACAGGCACCGCGATTCCTGGCCGCCGTCCGAAGCGCGAGCAGTCGTTGGTGGGTTCGCTGGAAGCCGAACGATCCGGCACGCCCGGCTATCGGTCGTCGACAGCATTTCTGAACGAGTACCCCGAAGTCGCAAGTGCATTGGCGAAGTTGCCGCACAATGTGTCGCGCAAGCAGTTCGCCAATATCCTGGGCACGTCACAGGCGACGCTGGCCAACTACTGGGGTAAAAAAGCTCGTTCCAACATGAGCGAGTGGGTCGCAGAGGCCAAGTCAATCGACCGGGCGATTAAATCGGGTGTTTCGCCACAAGCGGCCCAGCCCAAAACCGCTCCGCTGGATGAAAGCTACGGGCTTCCAGCGCAGCCCGGCATTCAAGACCTTGACCCAGCTTATGGCAAGCCTAACAAGGGCCTGAAGCGCGATGTTTTAACCTACGAGCAGATGCAGGGGATGAGCGCTTCTGAGTTGCGTCGCTTGTTTGGCGGTAACACGCGTTTGCGCCGTGACAAGCGTAATCGGCTACGGAAACAAGGTGGAAAGAACAAGCAGGACATCATCAAGCAGGAGATGGCAAGGCGAGAGGCTGAGGCGGCCAGAAGCAGGCCAGTCGCCCCGGCTCCGGTTCAGCAACCGCCAGTGCAGCCGCCGCAGGCTCCAGTGCAGCCAGCGCCGGTTCAGCCACAGCCTCCAGTGCAGCAGACGCCCGTGCCGCCTCCCGCCGCGCCGGTGCAGCCGCAAACGCCAGTCGAGGAGGACACGCCACAGCGTCCGCCGCTGTCTGATGCTGCCCAAGCGGTATACAAGCAGATCGAAGGCGAGGACCGTGATGGACTACTGTCTCTGGCAGACATGTTTGGCATCAAGCTGCCTAAAAAGGGCACTAAAGCGCTGAAGTCACTGACAGACGACGACTTGCGCGAGATGGTGGCTGTCGCCATGACCAGTGGCAAGGGCGTTGGTGCGCAGCCCATCCCGCCGCAGCAGACGCCAGTCACTCCTCCGCCTGCTCCTCCTGTCCCGCCTGCCGCCCCGCCCGCCGCAGCAACGCCGACGCCTCCCGTCGCCCCTGCGCCGGTAGCTGCCACGCCCGATACGCCTCCGACGGACGCCGACCAGCCGCTCGACACCGACACGATCAATGCCCTGCGGGACATTGCAGCCAAGCACGCCAAGGATGCCGTGGACGCCATGAATCAGGGCGCGTCCATGTCCACTGCGTTCGGCAACGGACTGGCAAAAGCCGTGGAGGACGTGCAACGCGAGGGAGGTACGGGACGCCACGTCGAATTCGTAAACAACGAGTTCATGCAGGAGTGGGTTGATCGCGGTGGCAAGAAGTTCTGGGAAGAGGATCCGCCCACCGACCCACCCACCGATCCACCAGCAGACCCGGACACGCCTCCGCCAGGAACTCCGCCGACTCCGACTCCGCCCCCGGCACCTGCGACGCCAACTCCGACGCCGCCGCCTGATGAACCGAAGAAGCCGGACCCGCCCAAGTCCAAGGGCAAGAAGCAAGATAAGCCCAAGCCCAAGCCCGACAAGTCGAAGGGCAAGAAGCTGTCGGATGGTATGGCCAGGGCCAAAGCTGCCTACGAACAAGTGAACGAGATGCGCAGCCAGATCAAGGAGATCGTTGAGAAGTACGCACCAGCCGGAGTGGTGCAAGAGATTGATCTTAACACCTTGGGGATTGAGTCATACGAGTCATCTGCTGACACTTTCGACCTCGCTGAAGCAGTTGTATTCGGAAGCAACTTGGCCGTGATCAGGGAGCCTGGCACGGCGATGTATGATGTTGTCGTACTAGGGGAAGGCCTGAATCGCGGAATTCATTTAGGTACGGGCGACTACCAAGAGGCTGAACGAATTGCGCAGGTAGCTTCGCTTGTGTTTGATTTTGAAGGCGACGGCACGCCTCGCAATGACGCAAAGAAACCATTTCCGCCAAATGCTTTCCTTAGCGACAAAGATGCAAGTGACTATGGCGGCGTGTACGACGTGGCAGTGCATCGGCTGATTATCGGCATTAAGAACGCAGTTGGCGGTGACGGGTGGCTCCTTGACATAAAAAAGAGAATGAAGAAAGACTTCTCGCTGTATGGAAGATACACAGCCGGTGAAATTAGTTCGAGGAACTTCTCAACCGAGGGCACGCTAGACCTGATTCGCAAGGTAACTGCGCAAGACGCGAACAAGCCTCAGGCTGAATCTGTGCCTAAAAAGGGCAAGAAGCCGGTTGCTGCAATGGATAATGCGGAGCGTCTTCGCAGGCTTCGGTCGATCTCAAACAAAGCTGCTAGGCGCGGCTATGAGCCTTTGACTGACGAGCAGATAGCCGAATTAGTGGCCAATGGTGACGTGGAAGGCAAAGGCAAGCGCAAGGGGATGCTCACGGAGCAGGGTCGCAGCGCTCTTGGCAATTTACGCTCATCTGCCGAAGAGAGGCGACTTGCAGAGGGGTATTTGTATGACCTAGCGGCGGAGAAACTGCCGCTGCCAGCAGACCGAGTCGACGAGTGGGGATTTGCTAAAGATCTTCCTAAGGAATATGTCCGCGAAGGCGACCAGTACGTTTGGAAGGACGCTAAATCCAAGAAGGACGCCAGTAAGCCAGTTAAGGCGTCCCCGGCCTCCACTACGCCGGTCGTGGAGCCCAAGGCGAAGCCTGAGAAGAGCAAGGGCAAGAAGCAGCAACGTGTAATAGCCTCGCAGCCAGAATTGTCTGTAGATCAATTTCTGTCTTCCATAAAACCATACTGGGATAGTTCAAGCAACAAGTGGAAAACAGCAAGCAAAGACTTTATCAAAGCGGAACTATCACGTCTTCGTGAGACAGGGGTCGCTGTTACTCACGAATACAATGAAGAGAGGCAGCAAGACGCGTTTACCTTGTTTTATAAATCAGCATTCAAACCCAGTAAGTCGACCTCAAGTGGCGAAGGTGCTTGGAAAAAACAGCAGGTCTTCGTTACTCTGCAGCCAAGAAGTAGTACTACGCCTTTCGACGTGACTTATGTTAGTGCGTACGAGTCACCTGAGATACCAAGCCGGTATAAGCGAGAAGGCGATAAGTACGTCGCCATTGGCGAGCTGCCGCCAATTTGGATCGGCAGCATGGGCGATCCCAAGTCACCCATGGCAACGCCTAAAAAGCAGCCGGTTGCCGAAGAGAAGAAGCCCGAGGCGAAGCAGCCTGACGCGCCAAGCCTGGAAGGCGTCACGATAGGTGAAAAGTCCGAGGCCAGTGATCTTGTGAAAGCTGTAATGCAGCAAGCGCAGAAACAAGGGCGTGCTGCTTACTTTGTGGACAATAAGCTGTGGTTGATGGGTGAAGGCAACGACAGTGACGTTCGTGGCTCAGTGGTGCGCAGCCCGGAGGATGAACTGACTGCTGGCGGGGGTGTGTTTACCGCGAGCAAAGACAAAGATGGCAGCGACATCCTTACGTTCAATCGCGACTTTGACGATGACAAGGACGTTGGAAAATTTGACTTGTCTTGGCAGGAAAATCCGTATTACGCGCACAACAAGGCCGCAGTAGAGCACAAGCTAGAGCACGTTAGGCATAGGGAGCTTAAGCAAAAGCAGCAGCAGGAGGAGGCGCAAGCGGCTGCCGAGAAAAATCGCAAGGAGCAAGCCGAAGTCGAAGAGCTAAGGCAGGGAATCGCAATTGCAGCTGATGCAAACGCATCTAGCGGGAAGCGGCAGAAAATCGAAAGAACAGGCACGGACGACGCGGGAAAGCCGTGGCGTGATACCGTTGACGCTACTGTGTACGGCAATCTGGCCATTTATAAAATGGATGTAGGGACTTCCTCGAAGCCAAAAGGCCGTTATTTTGTCCAGTCCATGCCGCTTCAGATGACTTTGAAGGAGTTTGCGACAAAACCTCAGGCTCTAGACTTCGTCAGGGTCGCCTTGCTGTTGGATGATTTCTCGACAACTGATCCAAATCAGTTTCCCGCCGACACCTTTCGCCTCTTGTCGAGTGCTGGGCGATGGGCTGAAGGCAAGTACAGTGACGCGTCCAGCCTTGGGCAACTGCGAGCGCTTCATGCCGCTGTAACCGCCAAAGCCGCCGCAAAGCCGTCCACTCCACCCGCCCCGCCGAAGAAGAAGGGCAAGAAGGTGGAGGCAAAGGCTCCGCCTGCAGCACCTCCTGCAGCACCTCCTGCAGCACCAGTCGCGGGTACAGGCACTGCGTCCAGGCCGACGAGGACGGCAGGTGGAAAGCTGATTGTTTACCGGGACTCAGTGGTGCCAAGAAGCGTGGAGACATTGGATTTTAGCGAAGGCAAAACTTCGCTCATCAAGTCGAATGACGAGCTTGCGAATGCGATGGACAGGGTTTTTCTGTTTGACGAACCGCTTCAAAAACCAGAGGACACTGCGGCGCTACTTGAAGATTTGCGTCGCGTGACGAAAACCACAGGAAGTGGCAAAAAGGCATCATCTCAATCTCAGAAGGTTAACCACGCAGAGATTCTCGCATTGATTGACAAGCACGGCCCAAAGGGTGTTGTGCGCATGGTGAGCCAGAGCGAGCTGCCGCGTCCGATGGGGCATGACATGTTCCCCAGGCGCAGCGAGCTGGAGGTGGAGATGTTTGGCGACAACATTGGGGTCGTTAAAATACCGGAGCCCAGCGAGGAGGAGTACGAAAAGGTCTCGAAAACTGGTGCAATATTGCTCGGCTTGGAATTTAACACTGAGTATTCAGCTGTGGCTATCGGCGGCGTCCCGTGGATTGAAGGGGGGTCTGTTTCTATACATACCACTCGCAATAAGCAACGTCGCGCAGCGAAGTTAGCCGCAATGTTGTTTGAGTTTGCAAGCGACGGCAAGGAGAGTGTTGCGGCTGACTCGCAAACACCACAACAGGCCCTTTCTGCAAAGCCAGCTGCCGAACGCATTGAGTCTGTCGTGCAGTACGCCAAGGACTTTGCTAACCCGCTTACTGAAGAAGAAGCGGAGGTTCGCCGAGCTTCCACTGTGCGATACGAACCCGATTTTGAAACCTTTTCTGAGGGCGCGTATCCGCCAGACTCGTGGTTTACGGGGCGGCTTGAGTACCAAGCTGCAAAAGGTGACGGTGACGCGTACTACACCAATACCGGAGTTGCAACGCAAGGGACCGTGCAGAGGGTCGCCGATAGGTTTGGGAAGCGGTTTGGCTATAAGATCAAGGTCCTTGGCCGCGCGGAAGGTACTCGGTTAGATTCAGGGTTCGGAGAAGGACGCTCTATCATTGCGCCCGGCTGGGACGACATCACTAGCACAAAAGCCAAAGACGCCAAAGCGCTCCAGTTGGCAACAGACATTGGCCTGTTTTTCAACCGCATGAAAATGTCGGGAGTGGGAACCCTGCCAGTCACTGTTGATTTCTTTGCGTCAGATCGCCAAGGAATCGGTGGTTTTGCGTATCGGAATCACGTCTTTCTCAATCGCGCAATCCTTTTCAACAACACGCTCGACGAAGTCTGGGGAATCGTCGGCCATGAATTGGCTCACGCGGCTTCAATCGACCGCCTGCACCAGTTGTTTGGCGAGGACTTGGTCGCTCGGTTTGCCAAGGACTACTACGAGATTGCGATTCCAGAATACAGGAAGCTCCTGGACAAGAATCCAAGCCTCTTGTACCGAGAGGGCGTCGCGCGAATGGTGCAGGAGTTTATGTCTAGCGCCACGTTCCGCGACTCGCTACTAAAGGAGAAGCCGACTGGCTGGGCATGGCTGGTGGAGTTGATTTCCAAGCTCTTTGGCAAGAACGAGGGCGAATGGAAATATCAGTCACCCGAGATGCAGGAAGCGGCTGATACGTTCAGGAGCCTACTGACTTCGCCTGAGTTCGCCAAGGCAGCTGGGATCAGCTCTTACGTCCAGTTCCAGCAATCTCCTCTCCCCGGCCCTCGCCGCCGTCGCGAGGAGCAGGAGAGAGCCCGCGTCCAGCGAGCGTTCGGTCGGGCAAATCCAGCCTCCACTGTAGCTGGCCGCTCGCAGGTTTATGAGCAGGACATCTTTAGTGGCCTGCCGGAGAACCGTCCGCGTTCGGAAGCAGAAGCCGCCGCTGCCGCACGCCTCGCTGGTGATGGCCTGCAGAAGGAAACGCAGCTATTCCTGGAGCGGTTCCGGTCCGGCAACTTCGCGCCGCTGCCCAGCGAGGCGGATTACGCGACGCTCCGGGGTATTATCGACAACGTGACCGTATCGCAGGCGATGGGCAAGGACGCCAAGTCGCTAAAGGACATGTCCCTGCTCGTCAATGGCTGGCGGCAAACCCGCACCGAGCTGGCTCGCTCGCTTTCGCTGCGTGACCCAATCGCCCGCGACCCCAAGACTCGACTGCGGCGAGCGATTATCCACAACGTATTCGAGGGCACTGACTCAGAGCTGGTGAAAAAGATCGTCGAGGCATTGGAGAAGGCCGGAATTGACATCAACAGTCCGGATCTGGAGGAGAACCTGGAGCTGGTGACCAAGGCGTTGGGTATCATCCTCAGCGAGAAGAAGCGGCACGCCAAGGGCAAGCCAGCGGCCTTTGCGGACATGGTGTATGAGTTCTACCTGAACTCACTTCTGTCCGGCTGGAAGACGCACGCCGCCAACCTGGCTGGCAACACTTTCAATCTGATGTGGACAAACACAGTTGAGCGCATGTCGGAGATTGCCGTCAGTAAACTGACCCGGGGCAAGCTGTCGAATGACAACGAGATTCGCGACATGCGCGAAATGGCCGAGATGTTCAAGGCCATGGGCAAGGCTGTGGGCCACGCATTCAACAACAGCCTCACGGCGTTTCGTTCGGAATACAGTCCCATCAACCTAATGACTGGGCACAGCGACGAGTTCAACAACATGATGGTGCCCTCGTACGCCATGCCAGGCACCATCGGCAAGGTCGTGCGGACTCCAGGTTTCCGGTTGCTGCAGATGTCCGACGAGTTCTTTCGCACTATCGCCGCGCACGGGGCAGCTGCCATTGAAGCGTATCGACTCGGGAAGCAGGTCGGTATTAAGCCGGAAAAGATGTCCGACTTCGTTGCTGGCCACGTCCGTGACTACTCCAGCCCAGTCTGGCAGGCGGCAATGGCCGAGGCAGATCTACAGACCTTCCAGCAAGAAGGTGGAAGGACCGCAAAAGCTGCCAAGAAGGGCGTGAACAGCTTCAAGACGATTCCCGGCGTTCGATACATGCTGCCGTTTAGCTCGTTCCTCATTAACTCGTTTTCGCGAGTGTCCGAGTTGACGCCGGGCGTCGGCCTTGTATTTAGCGCCATCAACGCATTGTCCGGTGAGAACGTGAATTGGAACCGGGCAATCGGCAGCCAGATTGTGGCGACGGCATTGATGGCGGCCGTGGCCTCGATGGTAGACGACGAGGACGAAAATGGGTTGCCGCGAATCACCGGCACTAAGGCGGTCAATTCAGGCCGCCGTGGATTGCAGTACATGACAGCGCCGCCGATGTCGATTCGCCTCTGGGGTTCGTATTACTCCTATGCTCGCATCGAACCCCTTAACACCATGCTGTCGTCGGCCGTGGACTTTGCCCACGAAGTGAAGCGTGGTGGCAATCCAATAGCCGCCATCCCCACGTCGTTCCTGCGTCAGGTCGACGACAAGAACTACATGCAGTCCATCGAAGACTTGCTGGAGATCATCAACTCTGACCAGAACATGTCAGGCAAGGCAATCGACTACGCTGGTTCGGTGGCGATTGGATTTGTGCCTAACCTCTATCGCCAGACAAAGCGTGAACTGCGCAACGTAGTGACCGACACTGGCTCCAAGCCTGGCGACACGACGCAGGAGCGAATCAAGCGGCTGATGATGAAGGCAGAGCTGCCTGGCGTCGGCTACGCGTATCGCTATGACCTGTGGGGTAAGCCAATGCGAACCAGCAGCCCGCAAACGTCGGTGATCTGGCGGCTACTGGTCCCGGTGCAGCACAAGTACATCAGTGACGTGCTGCCCGTGTCCATCGCAATCCGCCGCTGGAACGAGCAGATGGAGGCGGAAGGCAAGGACGACGATCGCATTTCCACCGAGCTGCCGCGTTATCCCCAGATCGACGGCAAGCCTGTGTCCATGAAAGACTACGAGACGTACGCACGCGAGGCGGGGCAGTATAGCTACAACGCCCTCAAGGACCGTAAGTTCCCCGAAACCATGACCCCGCGCCACGCCAAGATGATCGAGGACGCGCTCAAGCGTGGCCGCAAGATCGCCTTGTTCCGACTCAAGAAACGGCTGGCTGAAAAAGATGAATGACAGCACACTAGAAGACGACATCCTTTGGGTCTACCACACACTGCCGCGTGTTCGCACGCCTGACGAGGCTGCGTTGGTGGCAAACCCGCCGTCATCGGGAGCCGTGGCCCTGCTGGCCTACGCCGTCCAAAACCCCAAAGACTTCTTTTCGCGGCACCTGGAGAAGGCGCTGAAGCGAAAGGAGGCGGAAAGCACACTGCGCGATGACCAGCGAAAGTTCCACGACCTATTTGACCAACTTGACCAGCAGTTCGCTGAGGAGCGGGCTTCTCAACGACAATGCCCCTATTGTGCCCGACCGTTTGGCCACACTGCCGTTCTACAAGCTGGTGCCAAAGGCTCCGCTGGCCAACGCAGAGTTCCGTCGGCGCGTGCTGGACATGGCGACGAAGAACCCGGACATCCGCCAGCAGCTCTGGAACATGAGCAGCCGTGACCCGTTGTTCTTCATCAACACCTTCTGTTGGGTCTACGAGCCACGCAACTCGGCCATCTATCCGTTTGCGACGTGGCCGTTTCAGGATCGTGTGATCGTCTTGCTGGACGAGGCCATCGGCCACCACGACTTCGGCGCGGAAAAAAGCCGCGACATGGGCGCAACGTGGGTCGTCCTGACGACGTTTTTCTGGCGGTTCGTATTTCGCCGCAGGCAAGCGTACGGTCTTGTGAGCCGTAACGAGGACGCGGTGGACAAGAAAGACGACCCGGACTGCCTAATGTGGAAGCTGGATTTCCTCCTGGAGCATCTACCAACCTGGATGCGCCCTCGCGTGGAGCGTTCCAGGCTGTCGCTCAAGAACAACCACAACCAGTCGACCATTATGGGCTATTCGGCCACTGGCGACGTGGCTCGTGGTGGTCGAAAGACCGCGTTTCTGATGGACGAGGCAGCCGCGTTCAATATCAACGACGGCTTCGGCGCGTGGGCCAGCACGCAGCACGTCACCAACTGCCGGGCCATGATCTCGACGCCCAAAGGCATGGCGGGAATCTTCGCCGAGCAGATGAAGAAAAAAGACGCGGCCATGTCCAAGGTGAGCCTGCACTGGTCGCAGCACCCCGATAAGAGCAAGGGGCTCTACACGTCCTCCGACTCGGTGCTGGAGGTGCTGGACACGGACTACCGATTCCCGGCCGACTACCCGTTTGTCACGGACAGCAAGTATCGGTCGCCGTGGTACGACCGGGAGTGCCAGCGGCACCCGATTCCGGCCCTGATCGCGCAGGAACTCGATATTGACTATGGTGGCTCGGGCTTTCCGTTTTTCAACGCCAACAGCCTCGACATCCATGCCCGCGAGTTTGGATCGGACCCGATTGTGTGCGGAGAGCTGGACTTCAATCCAGAGACGCACGAACCTGGCTGGCGAGCGCTGCCGAAGGGCAGGCTTAAGCTCTGGACGCACCTTACCGTGGATGACGAGCCGTCCCACACTCGGGACTATGTGATCGGCTGCGACGTAGCCACGGGCGTCGGCGGCGAGCAGTCCAGCAACTCCGTGGCGTGTGTGCTGGACCGCCATACTGGCGAGAAGGTTGCCGAGTTCGCTTCAACGACCCTGGCTCCGCATGAGTTCGCCAACTATGTGATCGCCCTGCGGAAGTTCTTTTCCGGGCCTTCCGGCGAGGCGTTCGTTGGTTGGGAGGCGAATGGAGCTGGCGGCCAGTTCGGAAAACACTTCATGCAAATCTCGCCCGGCCGCGTCTACTACAGAGCGAACGAAAGCATCGTCAGCGGAAAGCGGACTCGCAACCCAGGCTGGTGGTCGAGCAAGGACACAAAGCGGCTATTACTCGGCGAATATGCCAAGGCGCTGGAGGCAAAGCAGTTCATCAACCGTTCGCGAGTGGCCCTGGAAGAGGCCCTACACTATGTATATCTGCCCAGTGGCGCAATCGAGCACGACCGCGCGCAGGCGACTCTCGATCCTACGGCAGCAGGGGAAAATCACGGTGACAGAGTGATTGCCGACGCATTAGCATGGAGGCTAGTTCGCGATCAACCGGCCTTTTCCCGCGAGCCTTCGACAGCCACCGCGCCCTACGGGTCGATGGCGTGGCGTATGGCGCTGGCGGAGGAAGGCCGCCGTGCATCTCTCGATCAGTGGTAGGAGCCCGCCATGGCCTTGCGTTTCTCGACGACGTGCCGCAACAACCGTCTCGACCAAATCACGTCCGCAGTCGGCAATGCGGGCAAGCTGCGAATCTACGAGGGTACAGCACCGGCCCTGCTGACCGACGCCGTTTCCGGCACGCAACTGCTGGCTGAGCTGACTTGTGGCTCGCCCTTCGCCGCAGCTGCTTCTGGTGGCGGCCTGACCGTCTCGGCTATCACCGATGACACTTCGGCCGACAAGACGACCGCCACGGGAGCGACCTTCTTCCGCGTGGCCACGTCGGGCGGCACGACAATTATCCAGGGCACAGTTTCTGATACTGGTGGCTCTGGCGATTTGAAGTTGAACTCGGTGATGATCCAACAGGGCGCGGTGGTGTCGATCACCTCGTTCACGATCACCGAAGGCAACGCCTAATGCAGCTAGTATCCTTTGCAGAGCTAGTATCCTTTGCAGACGGTCTGCCCAATGCCAAGTGGCTGGGCAGTACCAAGACGGTCGGCAATTACGTTGCGCCTAAAGGCGACAGCGGAGCGGACATCCTGTCCGTGTCTCGCGGTGACGGACGGCACGGCAATGACTGCCTGCTCGTGACCAGTTTGGACGCGTCGCATGGACTGCCAGGTTTCTGGCTACTGCGAGGCCAAGGCAACGGCCGTGGTCTAGTGTCTAATGTGGCCAACAACAGCGGCTATTTGGCACCCGAATTCCGGGCGAACCGGCTATCGTTCTGGCTGCGATTCGACACTGGCTTCCGGGCCAAGTCATCTGTGACTTCGCAGAACAATCTGGTAATCGGCACCTATCACTTCGATCCGTCGAAGAAGGGCGTGCGCAAGGAAAGTAACAACTGGCACTTCTACCACCAGCTGATTGTCCGGCACGACCGGGCTCGGGATGGCTGGATCAATGTCGTCCTGAATGAGATGCCCCAGCACCAGCGTGCCTTGAGTAACGGCTTTCCGACTTACAACCCGACGCTGCCGATTGGCAACTACTGGGACATTGCCACTCGCTTTTACGTTGACTGCCAGCCCTATTTTACTCCGGCAGAAATCCCGCACCCGATCCGCATGTTTGTCGACGATGTCGAGTTTCAGTATGTGGCCCCGCCGACAGATGTCACGGTAGAGCTGAAGGCAAAGTCAGCCGAGGTGCAGCGTGGAGTCACGACTACCATTCCGGTGGAGGTGACGAATAGGACGCAGACGCCAATTTCCGGTTTGATCGCGCATCGGTCCCGGTATCCGTGGACGCCTGCCCTTGTTGATCCTGCAACGGACAAGTCGATCCACAAGCAACGGATCACGCTGCAGCCAGGAACCACTTCGCTGCTGCTTCAGTTGACACCGCGTCAGGCGATGGCCGCAGGCTCGTCGATGGGCACGGGGGTGATATTTATTCCCGATTCGCAACTGCAGCCCAAGAATGCTTCGTTTGCTGACCCCAACGTACTGGTGAGCGACACTTACGCTCTCAATGGCCCCTGCGACTGCAGTCCAGTTCACGCCTCTCTCGTTTTCACGGCGGTGTAGTATGACGCACGATGAGATCCGCGCAGCAATCTTAGCCAGCAGCCAACTGCGAACATGGATTGAAGAGGGAAACGACGACGCAGTCGCGGCCGCATTGACCGCTTCGGCCTCTCCGGTGCCTACAGGCGAACTCATCACAGAGCGGTCGATGTTCGCGTCGCTGGGACCGGCGATGGCACAGTCTATTCTATCCACGCTGGCGGCTTGGGCAGCTTCAAATGAAAGCGACGCCGCGCGTGTGGTTGAGCGAGGGCTGCAGTGGCTGCACCCCGAGTCTGGCGGCATCGACCTCCAGCACCCGGACGTGCGGGACTTGTTGTATGGGCTCCAGGTCGCGAACGTGCTGACCACTGCGCAGTACACGGCGCTGATGTCACTGGGCGTCCGTCCTGATCGAGTCACACACTTTGAGGTCGCTGAAGCGGTGCTACCGTGGCGGCCGAACGGCAAGATCCAGCCTATACCGGAGTAACGCATGGCGCTGCCTGACTACATTCAAAACTCACTAGGCACAGCTATTGTTTTTGGCGAAGCAACAGCCAGCGGTGTCACGCACCGGCTAGACTGCAACGGCCTCGCCAACGGCACGGCGCAGCAGTCTGCCTATGCTGACCTTGGGGCAAACTTCGAGACGGATTATCTAGTCGAGTTTGCAGCGGAGACTGGAACTACTGCGCCAACGGCAGGCAACACGCTCGACCTCTACCTGCTGTCCTCCAACGACACGGCATCGTGGCCAGCAAAGGCAACTGGTTCAGCTGGCGCATACACACTCGGCACTTCTGACGCAAATCTGCGACAGGCAGGCGCTGCGGTGTCCGTCCTGATTGCGACGGCCGACTCCAACACAGTGCTCCGGCAAGCGCCGGTAGTGTGGAGGCCTCGCGGCAGGTATGTGGTGGCGCTGCTCGACAATAATCTTGGGCAGGCACTGCGGTCTGAGGCTACTGCCGCTAACAATGACACGCGGATCACGCTGACTCCGCTGCGTACTCTGATCTCTGAGTAGCCATGAGCCGACTGGCATCCATCGCCCACTACGCCACGCACGAACGCTCGCAGCACCCTGAGCTGTGGAGGGACTGCGTGGCTGCGTGGATGCCTGGCCTTGGTCCGACTGGTCTTAAGCTGCGAGATTATTCGGGCCGCAGCGGCTGGGGCCTGCTTGAGAATATGACACTGTCTACCAACTGGACAATCTCCGAAGGCAGGCCAGCGCTCGATTTTGGTGGCGGTGCTACGTCTGACCGCGTGCTGCTGTACGCTGACGTGTTTTGGCTTGGCCGCGTTTCCCAGTGCACTGTGACTGCCTGGATTAACTCAGATACTTTCGCGACGATGGCTGGCGTGTATGCGAGGCAGGGTGCTACTTCCCCGTACGAAGGCTTGAGCCTGACTGTCGAAAATGGATACCCTGCCTTTCGCTTCAACACGAATGGCACCGAAGTGGTAGCCACACACACGACGATCACGACTGCAGGCAAGTGGCACCATATTGCTGGTCGCAGAATCGGCAATACGATCAGTGTGTGGCTGGACGGCGTCGAAATAGTTGCCGCGACGCAGGGCAACTGGACGATAGACACCGGCAACCCAGCTAGTTACATCGGCAACTACGTCACGCGCGGCAACTACTTCGACGGCAAGCTAGATGACATCCGCTTGTACACGCGAGCCTTGTCGGAAGCAGAGATCCGGCTCCTAGGCACTCGGCGCTGTATCGCGGCAGAGCCTCGATATACAGCTGTTGCTGTGCCAGTTGTCACCGGCGTGACTACGTCAGGCTCAGTGGCAGCGACCCTGGCGTCAGACGCGGCGTCGGCCTCGGGCAAAGTCATATTTGCGGCGTCGGCAGCTGTCACCTTAAATGATGCCACCGGCACCGCCTTCAGTCAGGTGGCGTCCGTAGCGTCTGTTTTGGTTACAACAGAAAACGCAACGTCTGCGGCTGCTGGCACCACAGCGCATGTGGCTGCTGCTTTTGCTGCGCTTGCATCTGACGCCAGTGCAGCAACTGGTTCGACCACCACTCCTGGTGCTGTAGCAGCGACCTTGGGCGATGACACGCCACTGGCATTTGGCATTACGACGCTGACCGGCTCCGCAACCGCCACAACTGGATCAGATACGTCCGCAGCTGCGGGAATTTCTGGCGGGTCTGGCGGTGCAATCGTCTCGTCGCTGGCAGGCGACACGTCCGTATCCAGTGGCTTGCAGACGTTCAGTGCGACCGCATCAACACAGACCGGCGGGGACACCTCGGCGGCTATTTCAATCCCATTTCAGTCGCCAATAGAAATCCTGTGGGAAGATCAGCCCACGATTCTTTGGGAAACCGGCGACGTGGTCGAGTGGGATCTGCTTTGGGTCATCTATGCCACTGTGGCTGGAGTTGCTGGCCCAGTCACTGCGGCAGCGACCGGCACCCATACGCCCCCACCGTCTGCAGGCGGTGTGATTGCTGCAACGCTTGGCCCCGCCGTAGCTGGCCCGACCAGCGCCGGAAAACTGATATTTCGGGGCTCTGCGGCGGTTTCCAGCGGTATTGGTGCAGCTGGCCAGGCCACCGGCAGCTGGTCAGGTGCTGACTTCGCTGGCAGCCTGCACGCCACACTGGGCAACGACGTGTCGGCTCTTGCAGGCTTGCTCAAATTTGTCGGAGCGATCACAGGTGCTGGTTCGGCTACTGGGCAAATACTTGGGCCGCTGATACCGATTGGCGGCGAAGGTTCCACGATTACTGACGGCGGTCAGGTGTTTGTAGACATCGAAGCCTGCACCTTTGTCGGAGACGCGTCGCCGTTCGAGTTTGTAGGCAGGTCGCCAGACTACCGATTCCGTGGACAAGCATGCGGGAGCTGCGCATGAGGGACTATAGCGAATACGTCACTGGTGACTCCGTGCCGATGCGAGCTGAATTGCGAGTCGGATCCGTCCCTGAGCCGGTAACACCGGGGACGGTCGTCACCGCTGGATTTCTGGCCAGTGATGGCAGCGGTGAGTTGATAGCCGGTCCGTGGGTAGTGCAAAGCACGACAACCGGCAGCGATTGGCTCAACGGCGTAGTGATTGCGTGGGTGAACGGCGAGGACACCGTCGACCTCGACCCGCAGACAGTAATCCTCGAAGTCCAGATCCAAAAACAAGACACGGTGCGGACGTGGCGCATGGAGCCTCGGATCAAAATCGTGCGTGGTGGCTTACCCAACGACTGAGGTGCCAATGTTCGATCCCTACGACGCAACTCAGATCCGCCGCCTGAATAAAGCTGTGCGCGCCAGCTATCGCAAGCTGGATTCGTTCCGGCGTCAGCGACGCGACTTGGTGCGCGAGTACGCTGGCCCGTACTACGGCGACAATGCGAACTACACCGAAGATCAGCCGGTCAACATGCTCGCGCTGACCGTCGAGATTTACCTGATGCTGCTGGCTGGATCCAATCCCAAGGTTTTGCTGCCCACCACGCGGCTCGACCTGCTGCCAGACATCGCTGACCTGGAGGCAATCGTCAATAAAGAGCTGGCCGACATGCGGTTCGACAAGACGCTGCGGCGATGGGTGCAGGAGGCCATGTTCTGCTGTGGCGTGCTGAAGTGCGGGCTGGTCGACTCAGGGTATGTGGAGCTGGTGCCGGGCGAGCCGCTGCCGGGCCAAGACTATTTTGCGGAGGTCGTCGACTTCGACGACTTCGTGTTTGATACAGACGCCAATTCTTGGGAACGCATCACCTTCCTCGGCGACAGATACAAGGTCGATTACGAGGCCCTGATCCGGTCCGGCGAGTACGACGTGCAGGCGAAGGCGGCGGTGAAGCCATTTAACTCCGACGTGTCGCGTGATGACGGTGACCGAGCCAGCACAATCTCAATCACACAGACCAGCGAAAACCAGCAAGAGGAAAGTTTTCGCACGCAGGCAGAGGTGTGGGACATTGCTCTGCCAGAGGAAGGGATCATTGTCACGATCCCAGACGCGCCGGAGGTTCTCGCGCCGCTCAAGGTGGTCGAGTGGAGTGGTGCTAGTAACAGCCCGTATCACGTCCTGCGGTTCCACGATGTGCCGGGCAACGCAATGCCATTGCCGCCCGGCGCGCTCCTGAAAAGTCTCAACAAGACGCTGAACGGCCTGTACCGCAAGATGGTCCGTCAGGCCCAGCGACAGAAGACGCTTGGCCTGTATCGCGCTGGTGAAGCTGACGAAGCGGACAAGATCCGCAAGGCAAACGACGGTGATCTGGTGGGCGTGAGCAACCCGGACACCGTCACCGAAATCAGCTTTGGCGGAGCCAGCCAGGAAAATATGGCTTTTGCGCTCCAGGTTCGGCAGGCGTACGGCGAGATCGCTGGGAATATCGACGCGCTGGGCGGCCTTGGTCCGCAGGCCGATACCGCGAGGCAGGACGCCATGCTTACGTCCACCGTCTCTCGCAAGGCGGCCAAGATGTCGCTCGTCGTCGTCGATGCCACCGTGGAGGTGATTCGGACACTGATTCACCACGTCATCAACGACCCGCTGAAAAGCTACTCGGCGATGCGTCCGATTGCTGGCACCGGCGTCGAGATGCTGGCTGAAATGACGCCGGGCGACCGGGCGTTTTCGCTTGGTGATTTTGGCGTCGAGATCCAGCCCTACTCGATGCAATACCGCTCGCCGGGTGAGCGAGCCGCCGACATCCGGCAACTACTGGCGGAGGTCGTGTTCCCAATGCTGCCTGTGCTGCAGGGGCAGGGGGTCGACCTCAAGCTCCAGTCGCTGTTTGAATTGCTTGGCAAATACATGGATCTGCCGGAGCTGGTCAACCTCTTCGAGTTTGCCGCGCCAGTCATGCAGAGCCCGGACGAGGCGGGCGGAGCCCCGCAGGTCAGCCACCGCACCTACGAACGGGTCAGTCGCCCAGGAGCGAGCGCGCAGGGTAACGCGCGAACGATGATGCAGCTTTTGAGTGGCGGCAACCCCCAGCAATCGGAGCAGGCTGCTATCACGCGGCCAACGGGAACCTGATGGCTCGATTTTTTCGCTACGACGCAGATAAGGGCGAGGTAGTCGAGGTGGAACGCACTGTCCACCAGTGGCTGCCCCAATATCCGCTGCCACTAAACAGCCTCGCAGTCCACCCAGCACAGATCGCCGAAGCCCGCGAGTACGACCGTAGTCGCGGAGTCCCGACCGATTACCGAGAAGACGGGGCTCCGCTCATGCGTGATGCGAGGCACTACTACGAGTACCGCAAGGCTCACGGCGTCCATTTCAAGAACGGGTATTCCAAATGACCCACCACACTCTCGATCCGCCGACCACGCCGCTCGACGACAGCAGGCCGGACGACGTGCCGGACCTGTCCGCTGTCCTGGCTGCCGCAACCAAGCAGGAGCCGCAGGCTGCTGCACCTGAGCCCGCCGCCGACCCAGCCGACGCCATTCTGGAGGCGGCCAAGGCGTCTGGCTTCACCGACGAAGAGCTGGAGGGGCTCGATGCTCCGGCCGTGGAGCGTTTGGTCGCGGCTCTCGACCGCAAGGCCATCGACTTCTACGGCAAGCAGGAGCAGCTGCGTGACGAGCAGGGGCGCTTTGCAGCCAAGCCGACGCCGGGCCAAATGTTCGAGCTGGATCTGGATGACACCTACGACGATCACCTCGTCGAGCAGCTTCAGCAGATGAACGAGTTTTACGCTGCACAGATCGAAGCCCTAACTTCGTCTTTACAGCAGACGGGCGCGCCGGGTAGTCTGACTGGCGACAACTTATCCCGCTGGTTCGACGCAAAAGTTTCCGAACTGGGCGACGGCTACGATTCCGTTTTTGGCAAGGGTGGTATCGACCGATTTGCAGAGTCCTCCAACGAGGTTCGCAATCGTGTCGAGTTGTTTCGCAGCTTTAATGCTCTGAAGACAGCCTACCCACAAGCCAAGGACGAAGACCTGTTCGAGCGTGCGATGCGATCCAGTTTCTCCTGGGTGTCAGAAACCCAGCAGAAAAAGGTCATCGCCGACAAGGCTAAGAGCCGCGCCAAGACGACAATCGGTCGTCCATCTGGCCGGGCCTCGGCTAACCTCGAACGCGACCCGGAAACTGGCCTCTCAATACGAACCGTTGACGCGATTCAGGCTGCCATCAACAGCAAGCTGAACCGCTAATAGAAGGGATGCAACATGCCAAATTACACGACTGGCTTGCTGCCCACGGACATCGACGATCTGGTTGAGCTGACGCTCAACCATTTCGAGAAAGACAAGTGGGTAGATATTTCGACTGAGCTTCAGCGCTACTTTGCTTACGAGAACATGCTGCTCGGCGACCGAATCGGCGTCGACGGCGGTGAGCGTCTGCAGTGGCAGGTGAAGGTCCGCAACACGGGCGGTGCGAAGAACACTGGCCTGTACGCCGTGGATGACGTGAAAGTCAGTGACAACATGCGTCACTGCACTGTCGGCTGGACGAAGCAGACGTGCAGCATGGCGTACGACGTGGACGAAGAGGGCTTCAACAGCCCGAACGCCAACCGCATCGTCAACCTGCTGCAGGTGCGTCGCCACGACGCGCTGACCAGTTTCGCGGAACTCATGGAAGATAACTTCTGGGGTCTTCCGGCCAACACCACGGACGATGAGGAGCAGAAGCGTCCTCTCGGCGTGCCGTACTGGATCACGCGAAACGCGACGACCGGATTCAACGGCTCCCTGCCGCTTGGTGGTGGTCACGCAACTGTCGCTGGTTTGTCGCCCACGACCTACCCTCGTTGGCGAAACTACACGGCTGGCTTCCGAATCATGGACAAGAAGGATCTTATCCGCCGTCTGCGCGAAGCCGTCGTGAAGTGTAATTTCCGCGCTCCCATCGCTCATCCGTCACCGGAAGGCGCGAACGCTCCTCGCTACCGTCTGGCCACCACCTACGAGGTGATCCAGCGTATGGAGGAGATGCTTGAGGCGCAGAACGACAACCTCGGCAACGACGTTGCGAGCAAGGACGGTGACGTGATGTTCCGCCGCACGCCCATGACCTGGGTGCCGTGGCTGGACGCCAACTCGGACCCGACCGGCACTGACGCCACGAACCACTACGGCAAAAACCCGATCTACGGAATTGACCGCCGGTCGTTCCGAATGGTGTTCAAGACGGGCAAGTTCATGGTTCGCAGCAAGCCCTTGATCGCTCCGAATCAGCACTCGGTGCGGCATATTCACTGGGATAGCTGGATGCAGTTCCAGTGTTTCAATCGTCGCCAGAACTTCCATCTGAGCCAGCTGGTGTAAGGAGCAGAGCCATGCATATTGTCCAACGAGACGGTCAGCGATCTCTCGACACTGAGATCGTCTACTACGGTGGCAGCGAGGAGCTGAAGGTGGGTTATGCCGTGTGCTATGACCCGACAGCCAGTGAGACGCCGACCGAGTGGAAGGAAAACCAGAAAGGCCGGACAGTGGCAAAGCCCGCCACGGCCAACCTGGAGTTCTTCGCCGGGATCGTAGTGTCGGTCCCGCAGAAGCGCATGGGCGAAACGGCTAACTCCACCAAGGGGTACGCCACGATTGCCCGCGTGCGGCGCGGTGACTTTCTCAAGGCTCGCGTGAAGGCGAACGCCGTCACGGGTACGACGGTGCTCCAGCCGGTCGACGCAAAGTGGCACCTCGCCGCTGACGCGACCGCGACGAGTAACCTGTACTCGCGTCGGTCGGTGGCCATCGCGGCCGAAACCGTAGACAGCTCGGCAGACGCAGATGCGTCGGTCCGACTGGTCACGATCTGTGGCGTAAAGGGTTAACACCTGGAGGGCGGCCCGGTGGCGACCTGCCACCGGGCTGAATACACATGCCTGCACCTACGACCAAAGTATTCCTGGCTGATTGGCTGCGCGACCAGCTGCCGCTGCGCAAGATCGAGTCGATCTGCGACGAGGTGGGCATCGAAGCTATCGGCGAAGGCCATCTCCTTGACCGCGAGACGGTGGTCGAACTTGACCCGAAGGGCTGCGTCGTCACTGTAGGTGGCGTCCGGCCAATTCCTCGTCAGCGTACAGTCGTCGTGGATGAAACGCTATGAGCCTGTCTGTCACCCGCGAATCACTGCGCCGCGACGTTGCCCGCTATCTCGGGTTTGACCGCGAGGGCGACAACTGGTCAGACAGCGAGGCGGAGGACGTAGACACGGTACTGTCGATTGGCCTGCGGCAGTTCTATCGGCCGCCACGACTGCCGGGCGAGCGGCAAAGCCACCAGTGGAGTTTCCTGCGACCGCTGGGCACGCTGACACTTACGTCAGGGACAGGCGATTACACGCTCCCCGAAGATTTCGGCGACCTCGACGGCGACCTCTTTTACGTCGCGCAGGACTTCGCACCTCGCCGCATCCGGCAGGTAAACGAGGGTCGCATCTTGGAGCTGCGTCAGCGGGATTGGTACACCACGACTTCGAGCTATCCGCAGGAAGCAGCCATCGTGCCGATCCAGAGCGACGGCACGGCGGAGCAGCGATACCGTCTGATGGTCTGGCCGCTGCCTGACAACGACTACCAGATCACATACCGCTACTACGCTCGTCAGCTTGACTTAAGCTGCGACGTGTCTGTGCCTCTTGGCGGACGCGAACACGCTGAGACAATCCGAGCTAGCTGCCTGGCGGCTGCAGAGTCGTTTTTAGACGACGCTCGCGGAGTCAAATACGAGGACTTCCTGACGCAGCTCCAAGCCAGTGTCGACTTCGACCGGCGAGCTAACTCGCCTTCGACCATCGGATACAACGGCGACAGCAGCGATCGCCGCGAAGATCCCTATGTGCGCGTGCCGCGCGTTATCGTGTACGACAAATTCCCACTAGGTTAGGTGCTACATGCTGGTTGAGCGCAACTCCACGATCGGATCAACGCAGGTTGGAACCACGCTGGCTAACAGCCAGCCGTTTTCGTTTGCCGACTGCGAGTATGGCTACGTCATTCCACCGAGCACGGAAGCTGCGTCGGTCACGCTGACGTACTACGTCAGTGACTCGGAGCTGGGCACCTACGTTCCGGTGCTTGAGTACGACGGCACGACCAACGTCACAGGTGTGGCTAGTGGCGGCAAAGCCAAGCGACTCCCACCGGCGCTGGCTCCGGCCGCCTGGGTCAAGATCGTGGCCAGCGCAATTAGCAGCGGCGATTCGGTTGCGTACACTCTGATCCTGAAGGCCTAGCATGACGCGGATCGCAGTCAAAACGACGCACACACTGGCCGACTTGAAGGACAAGTCGGCCATGTTCCTGCCGATTGCCAATCGGTTTGTGGTCGACGTAAACAACCTCGGCATACCACAGAGCGCGTCTTACGACATTCTGGAGCGGTCGCTGAGCTATCAGTTTTACGCGCAGACGAGCCACGGCCGAACTGCCGGGGACGTGGGCAAGCCGCTATTTCAGTCGGCCATCTACAACGACACGGCGGTCACCACGTTTCCCACCTCGATCCTGGCCCATGTCACCGACGCCAACAACCTGATCGTGGCCCTGCCCGGCGCACACGTCACGTTGCCCGTCTCGCTGCTGCAAGGTGGCGCAAACTACAACATTGCAGCCAGCGGGCGGCTGCTTTGGTGGGACAACTCAGCTAATACATACGTTCCGACGCGTCCCGGCGACGCAGCCAAGGGCGCGCCGCCAATCCTGTATATCCTGCGAATCGTCGGCGGCAACGTCGACGCACAGGTGAGGCCGCTGGTCAGCCAGCCGATGCGACTGCTGTCAGAGTACACGCTTACTTCTACGGACATCAGCAACCGCTACTGCAATTTCACGACCGCCAACACAGCGATGGACGGCATGATCTGGATTGACGGCGTGCTGATGAGCAGCCTCGACATCTCGGTCAGTTGGTCAGCAGGCACTTGCTCCTGGAATACCCTGCGGCTCGACGGTCGTGCGGAAGCTGGCATGATCCTTCAAGGACTATACGAGCCCAAGATATGAGCCTACCTATCGGATCCAGATTCACCGGCGCTCGCTATCGGATTACGCCGACGGGCAACACCGCGGCCGATACGGTGGCGTTTGAGTCGCTGTTGGTCGCTATCCCAGTCACTGGAGGCGTGATCGAGATCGCGGACAACGGCGTGTCGCTGATCTTGAGCACGCCAAACAGCGTGGCGGTGAACAGCAACGGGATCGTGATTAACGCCAACTACCCCGGCAAGGTGAACATCTTCAAGCCGCTGTTTATCGTGGGCGAAACCACCAAGTCGCGGCTCCAGCTGAACGCTGGCTATACGCTGTGCTGGGGCGGAAGCGACGCGTGGTGGACGCAGGCCGCAGCGCCGAATCTGACGCACGGCACCTGGAATGGCACAGCTGCCGGTGGCACGCAGGTCAGCGGGTCAACCGTTCCGCTCGGGCGTGGCAACTGGGTGTTGGTCTACGCGAACGACTCAATACCCGAAGTCAGCCCGCACATTACTGGCGGCACGCAACGACCAGCCAGCTTGCACCGCGTGGAGTACGTCTACGCGACCAACGCCAACAACGTGACGACCATGCATGCTGTGATCGACGGGCACATGCCCGACGCGATGACCTCGACGCCACGCGTCATTAAGATTGACATGCTCAAGAACTGCGGATTGGCCAACCTGACAGTCGGCAGCAACGTAACGCCAGACTTGTCGACTGGCCTGCCGGGCGAGACAGTCACCCAAGCGTTCCGCGTCTTCGGCACCTACGGGTTTCGCGTGGAAGACGTGTATGTCGACGACACCAGCGTCGGCGAGCTTAATGTGAATGCGTCTGCCGACGTGGTGATTTCCAATTACTCCGGCCTCAGCGTTGCACGCAGTTCCGTCGACTATGGAGTCGTCGCGCAGGCCGTCAACGGCCTGACGTTCCAGGACAGTTTCTGGCACAACGCACGCCACGTTTTCACGACCGGCGGAAGTCAAAGCACTGGCACCACCTATCGCTATGGCACGCCGCTCGCCGTGACGGTGCGCAATGTGACCTGCTACCACGGAGGCAACAATGCGGGCTCGCCGCTATCTGCGTTTGACTGCCACCCGGAGGGCTACGGAGTCACCTTCCAAGGCTGCCGCGTCTTCGCTGGCGGCCGACATATCAGCCAAGGATTCAGCACTCGCGCGCGACGAACAACCTTCCGGGATTGCGAGTTCACGTCAGGCACCACGCCAACCTTTGCCGCTGGCCCAGCCAAGAACGAAAACAAAGGCTTCGTGATCTCTGGCAGTCGCTCGCTTATTGATGGCTGTCGCGTGCAGGGCTCCTGGCAAGGCGTGGTTTACACCACACAGCAGGAGAATGTCTTTCAGCACGACCACATTTGCCGCAACACGGTGTTCGACGGCGTGACCAGCAATCCGATCTACGGCATCGACCCGATCAACAATATCACCGTAGAACGCTGCCACATGCTGAACTCGGCTACGCAATACAACGGAGACGAGCAGTCGCCGCAGCCGAATCCGGCGGTGATGGGCGCGCTGATCAATTTGCGAGGCGGCACGGGACATCGAGTCTACGGCAACGTGCTGGATCGCGGCACCAACACCTATTCGCTGGCGGTCGGTGCGCTGACGACGAGCGACCTGATTTTCGAGGGCAACCACGTCCGGGGGTACACGGCTACCTACTCCAGTGGCGCCAACAAGATCGGCGTGCGCGGGGATACAGGTGATCCCAAGGGTGTCAGCACTGCGTCCGGGCCTGGCTTTCAGAGCACCTACGCCGCAAGGAATTATACGTCGTGAACGCGCTCTCTCCTGACAAGATTCTTGATAGCGACGTGAGTTTCTGGTCGAAGCTGGTGTCCTGGCTGGTCACCAAATCCGACACGACCGTGCTCCTGTTCTTGATCGTCTACGGCGTCTACGTTCGGTCGGACGCATGGCTACTGCAGCTGCAGGCCGGATACGACCGGAATGCTCAGACGCTAGAACAGGCCGTCGAGCGGTTGGTTGAGGAGAAAGAGAAGGATCGGCAGTTTATCTTGACTTTGATCCAGAAAAAGGCGGCCGAGTCTGCAGAAAACCGCCAGTAGTGGGGTTTTGGCTTCGCGAACTATTGACCCGGCCGATCCGGTCGGTATCTTGAAAAGCCCGGACCCGGCAGGCGGCGCGAACCACCTGCCGGGCAAGACACGCGCAAGAGACGCGTATCTCTGGCCGGGATCTGTGTTTTACCCGCCGTTAGTTTCGACGGCAACTCCTGCGCATGGGCAGGTGTCTATTCTGGAGGGAGTGTCATGGAATGTGAGGACGTGGAGCACGTCGTACACGCCGCGAGGACGGTCGGATCGTGGTTAGCCGAAACCTTGGTTCGCGCGATTGCCCGGAGCGTGTCAGGAGAGGGCGAGCTGTTTTTAACCATCGAGGAATCGGCAAATTTCCTTGGAGTGTCTCAGTCCAGTGTCCGCAGCTACATGGACAAAGGGCTGCTAAGTTGCGTTCGATCAGCTACGAATCGTGTCCGAATCAAGAAGAGTGAGTTGGCCCAATTTCGAGACTTGAGGGAGGGAAAGAATGGCTACGTTGATGCAACGCCCGAACAAGCACTGGTGGATACAGTGGAGGTCGGAAGGCACAAAAAAGACCCTGCGACTCGGTTTAATTGAGAAGCGTGCAGCGGAAGAGGTGGTGCGGCGAGTCGAAGCCCTAAACGCAAGCCGCCTCGCAGGGGTTTCCCCCGACGAGGCGACTGCTGTGTGGGTCACCAAGCTGGATCGTCGATTAAGCCAGAAGTTAGCAGCCTGTGGTTTGATCGAAGAGCGGCGGGTGCACACACTGAGTGAACTGCTCGAATACGTTTGGTCGCAGCTGCAGGTCAAGCAGAGCACACTGCTCAGCTACGGCCACGTCAGGCGTAACCTGATCGAGTTCTTTGGGGCGGACCGCCAGCTGGCCACGATCACGCCCGGCGACGCGGAGGAGTTTGGCAACTGGCTGAAACGCAATGTTCAGGCGGCTGCCACCAGCAACGGCCGGTCCCGGCGGGCGCGGCAGTTCTTTGCCGTCGCCGTGAAAAAGCGATGGCTGGCAGCCAACCCGTTTGACGGGCTGCGATTCGGCAGCCAAGAGAACCGCGAGCGAATGGCGTTCGTCGGGTCTGATGTGATCGACCGCGTCCTCGACCAGCTGACGGACGACGAATATCGGTTGATCCTGGTGCTCGCGCGATACGGCGGGCTGCGAGTGCCCAGCGAGCCGCTGGTGCTGACGTGGGACGACGTGGACTGGCATCGCGGCACGATCCGTGTCCGAGCCCCCAAGACGGGGGTGACGCGGCTGGTGCCGATCTTTCCCGAGATCCGACCCTGGCTGGAGCGGTGTTTCCACGCGGCCGAGCCCGGTAGTCGCTGGGTGGTCGCCCGGCACCGCATGACGGGGCAGGCCCTCTCGTCGATTCTGGTGCGGGCCATTGGCCGGGCCGGGGTGCCCGTCTGGCCGAAACTGTGGCAGAACCTGCGGTCGACCCGCGAGACAGAGCTGGCGGAGTCCTACCCGATCCATGTGGTCTGTCAGTGGATCGGGAACAGTCCGCGAATCGCAGCTCGTCACTACCTGCAGGTCACCGACGAGCACCTGCGACGCGCAAAAGGCGAAGCCACAGGCGAAGCCAAAGGCGAAGCCCGCAGTTTCGCGCAGCCCAGTATCAACGGGCATCAAGCCACGCAGCCGAGTGGCACAGGGCGAGCAGTTTTGTCCAGTTTTGAGCCTAATTTGACGCACGGGGCAGTTCCTGGGGGCCAAATAATGGGCGATACAGGCCCCACTGCACCTGAGTTTTTCGGCTGATTTCTCGCAAATCTGGATCCAGACGAAGCCAAAACAGAAGCCGTCGCGGGGATGCGGAAGCAACCCTGCGGCGGCTTTTGTCGTTTTCGGCCGAAAAACCGCAGACTCTGTTTTTCAGGCTGCCGTCTCAGCAGGATTGTGCTCGCGCAGAAACGCACACTTTCGCGCAATCACAGCGGGTTTTTCGCGACCTCGCCCAATCTTTCGCGCACCGCGACGAATCAGCGTAAACGTCGCTTAACGTGTTCGCAGGTCACCCATCTGAGAGGTGACAGGAGTCTGCCAGCGAAAGGAGTAGCTGATGCTCGTGCTCATGCGCCAAGTGAATCAGCGCATTCGGATCGGTCACGACATCGTCATCACGGTCACTGAGGTCAGGGGCGGCAAGGTCAAGATCGGAATTGACGCCCCGAAAGACCTGGAAGTCCACCGCGAGGAGATCTACGACGAGATCTACAGCGACGGAAAGGCTGGTGACGCGTGACCTTTATTTGGTTCCTGGCTGGGGCGTTCGCTTTAGCCGCTTTCGTGAGTTGGGTTGTGTGTCGTTGTGATCTAGGAGAGTGAGAGATGATTTCAGTTTTCGACATTGAGACGGAGCCGCTGCCTGACGACCAGCTGGCCAAGCTCCTGCCGGAGTTTGACGAGTCGAAGTATCCGCTGCTTGGGCAATTTGACCCCAAGTCAGTGCGGTACGGCAATGTGAAGGACGAGGAGAAGCGGGCCGCCAAGCTGGAGGACGAGCGAGTTAAGCACGAAGCTGCTCGCGAGGCTGCCAGCGAGGCCCGCAAGGCGGCGAAGGAAAACCACTTCACCGACTTTCGGGCCAAGGCGGCGTTGTCGCCGGTGACTGGCCGCGTGCTGGTGATCGGCATGTGCGCAGAGGATGGACGCTGCTCGGTGATCCATGAAGAAACCGAACTGCGGATGCTGCAGCAGTTCTGGGCTACGTTTCGCGCTCACGAAGTCGCGAGGCGTCAGGACGGCCGTTCGATTTTGGCTGGAGTGAATATCTTTAGCTTCGATTTGCCGTTCCTCGTGAAGCGCAGCTGGATTCTGCAGGTGGCCGTGCCCAAGAGCGTAGTCGACCTGACGAGCCGATGGGCCAACTGGAGCCCGGTGTTCGTCGACCTGCGTCGCGTCTGGCAGCTCGGCGATTCGCAGGCCAGCAGCAGCTTCGACCTGATCGGTCGCGCCATCGGCACCGGCGGCAAGGTCGAGGGCCACCGCGGCCAGGAGTTTGGCGAGCTGTGGCGCACGGATCGTGACCGCGCTTTGCAGTACCTCGCGAACGATGTTCGCCAGCCCATGGAGTGGTTGCAGCGTTTTGGTTTGGGTACGCCTCAAGAATGGGAGAAATTTGAATGAGTGCTTTGCAGATCTACCAGAAGATTCCAGATCCGATTGTCGCGGCCGAGAAGATGAGTTTGCCCATCGCCAAGGTCTGCGGCGCACGCAGCGCAGAAGAAGGGTTCGTCATCGCGTTGACCTGCATGGTCGAAGGCATCACACCCATCGAGTTCTCGCGCAAGTACCACCTGATCCAAGGCCGACCCACCATGCGGTCGGACGCGTTCCTGGCTCAGTTCAGGATGGCTGGAGGACGCCACGTCGTACTGGAGCACAGTGCCGACCGCGCGGCGGTCAAGCTGACGTGGGAGGGGCAGGAGTACGAATTTGCCCTGACGTGGTCGGAAGCTCAGGAGTCGCGTTGGCCGTGGAAGGATGCCAACAACCACAAGGCGGGCTTGAAGGACAACTGGAGCACCCCGCTTGACCGCAAGTCGATGCTCTGGGCGCGCTTGATCAGCTCGTCGATCAAGCTCCTGGCTCCCGAGCTGTGCAATGGCATGTACACGCCGGAGGAGATGAACGACGTGAGCGACCGCCCGGCACCCGTGGCTGCTCCAGTCAACATGACCGCCGTGCTCCAGCAGCACGCGCAGGAGGAGCAGGTTCAGCCAGTGGAGGCAGAGGTGGAGGCCACGGTCGAAATGATCTCAGCCGTGCAGGCCGAAACGATCCTTGACCTGTATGACCTGCTCGACATCGGCGAGCACGATCAGGAAGCGGCGTTGCACCGAAGGGGAGTCGAGTCGCTCGACCAGCTCACGGCCGAGCACGCTGCTGACATGATTCAGAAGTTGGAAGTTATCAAGTACCGACGCGGACTTTAACAAAAGGAAGATGACATGAGTGGATTTGAATGGACGACTGGCGACGACATGAGTTCCGGTAGCCAGTTTTTGGATCAGGAGGGCGAGTATCACGTCGCCGTTCAGGACATCCAACAACCGGCCCTGAAAGCGGACGGCAGCTACATCAGCAACAGCCTGTTCGCTGTCACGTTCTGCGTGCTTGCTGGCCCGCAGGGCACGGAGAACAAGGTCAAGAAAGAGGTCTTCTGGGTGCCCAATACTAGCTCGCGCGACGGCGGCAAGATGGAGCGCAAGAAGATCGACCGCTTTCTTCTGGCGGTGAACCTGATCCAGCCGGGCGAGCTGAACAAGGCCAAGAACATCGACCTGGACAAGGCAAAGTTCCAGCAGCTGTGCGTGCGGCTGGGCAAGCGCACCGACGCCAGCGGACGCGAGCACCTGCAGATCAAGTTCGCGGACATCTACCACGTCGACGACGAGGATTGCAGCCGGTTCCCGAAGAACGCGGAGGCGCTGAACCTGATTAAACCGCACTTCCGGCGGATCGGACCGAAGTCGGTGATGCCTGCGGTCGCGCCTGCGGCGGAGGTCGATTCGTTCCAGTTCTAGCGTGGTGCTTGTCGGTGGGGCAGGGGCGCACGGATGCGCCCCTTTTTTTTGGGAGGACAGATCGTGGAAAAGATTGTGGGTCAGGTGATTCAAGAAAAGCAGCGCTGGCAGGGCGCGGAGAATGACACGGTGCTGGTCGTGGTGCGCACGCCAGAGCGGGACGTGGTAGTCAAGGCAAAGGAGCAATACTGGCCAATCCACAACGGCGCGAAGCGTGTGTTCTGGGGCCAAATGACTGGCTATCGAAGTAAGTGGCGCACGGAACCGCAGCTCGCTGCGTTCTGCTACACGGACTGGCCCACACAGGGACTGGTCGGCGACCTGCTGGAGATGCTGCTGGGACGTGGTTTCCCACGCGACCTGGCCGCCGCGCTGGCGTACGAGTGGGGGCCGCGCGCGAAAGAGCTGGCCGAGCGTAATCCGTATTTGCTCAGCCAGTTCGACCGGGTCGGCTTCAAGTTGTGCGATAGGTTGTATCTTGATTTGGGCAAGCCACGGAGCGCGCTGAAACGGCAGACGCTGTGTGGCGTGCACTGGCTGGCAAACGCCGGAGGCAGTATCTGGCACCCGGCAGCAGCGGTGCACCAAGCGATCCGCGAGTCGGTGGGTGCGATGGAGGTCGACCCGGAGCGTGCGGTACGACTGGGCGTTCGCGCGGGTGTGATGGCGGCCATTTACACCGACGCAGGCGGCAAACCAGCGTGGGACAGCGACCACCAGTGGCTGGCCGAGGCGCGCATGGCAAAGACCGAGCAGCGTCTGGCCCAGATGATCCGCGAGTTTCAGTCCAAGCCGAACAAGTGGCCCGCCATCGCTCCGTGGGAAGGCGGCGAGCACCAGCACGAACAGCTGACGCGAGCGTTGGCCGCGCCGGTCGGATTGCTGCTCGGGTCGGCTGGCACGGGCAAGACCTACACAGCGGCGCAGGTGATTCGCGCCATCGCCGAGTCGGGTGCTACCTATCAGATCGCCGCTCCGACCGGCAAGGCAGCGGTGCGGCTCAGTGAGGCGCTCGCGGACCTGCACCTGGAAGCGCGGGCGAAGACGTTACACTCGCTTATGGGCTTCGACGGCAGCAAGTTCGCGAAGGACATCGACACGCAGTTTCTGTTCGTGGACGAGTCTTCGATGATCGACTTGCCGTTGATGGCGGCCGTGTTCGAGCGGGCAAAACTGGGTACGCATATCCTTTTCTTGGGCGATCCCTACCAGCTTCCGCCGGTCGGCCCCGGTGCTCCGCTGCGAGACATGGAGGAGTTCGTGCCCACGGGCACGCTGACGCAAGTTCGGCGCAACGCTGGGGCCATTGTCGCGGCAGGCGTCCAGATCCGGCAGGGGCTGCGGTTCGAGACGCATCCAGACTGGAACGGCGAGCCGGAAACCAATCTGCTGCACCTGCCAGCGGCCAACGACGAGGAGTCGCTGCTGCGGCTGCGTGGGCTGATCGAGACGCTTGACGCTGACCCGTGGTCGCTGCAGGTCGTGTGCGCGGTGAACACGAAATCTAGGCTCAGCTGTAGCGAAGTAAACAAGCTGTTGCAGCAGGTGTGGAATCCCGGCGAGCTGGCTGCGGGCACGCCGTTCCGGCCCGGGGACAAGGTCATGGCGCTGAAGAACTCTTGGCTCCTGCCAGCGGGCGAGGTCAGCGACGAGGCGGTCAGAAACAAGGCTGGAGAGGTGTACGTCGCCAATGGTGAGTTTGGCGTAGTCCAGAAAATCGAGCCCAAGAGCCTGACGGTCCAGATGCTTGCGCCCCATCGCGTGGTGCGCGTGAGTCGTTACGCGTTACACGATGAGAGCGAGGAGAAGGAGACGGGCGCTGCGCTTCAGCTGGCCTACGCGATTACTGTCCACAAATCGCAGGGCAGCCAAGCACCGTACATCGCTTACCTACTGGACCCCTACCCGGGTGCCAAGCGACTTGCGGATCGCAGTTTGATTTATACGGCGATCACGCGTGCGAAGCAGGCGACGTGGCTGATCGGCGACGCGGAGCTGGCCCAGACGGCGGTCAAGCGAGCCAGCGTGTTCGACCGCAAGACGATGTTGCGGGAGGTGTTCAATGGCCAAGTCTGACCTGGCTGTCGCGCCGTTCACCGTGCTGGTGGACACGGCGGAGCAGAACGCGTGGACATTTCAGGGGCTGCGAACAGACGCAAATCGAGGCTACCGCGAGTTGGTGGTGCCGACCAAGCGGCAGAGCCTTGGCAGGCACCCGGAGAGCAACGGCGACTACAGCATTGAGGGATTTGTTGGCCGCGTCGGCATCGAGCGCAAGGCTAAATCCGACGCGTGGGGCACCATCCTTGGCTGGGCTACGGGCCGGGACGCCGACCGCCATCTGCCGGGCCGCAGAGAGCGGTTTGAGCAGGAGCTGGGCCGCCTAAATGAGATGGAGTGCGGCGTGGTGATCGTGGAGGCGACGTTAGGCACGCTCATGACCCAAGCGCCATCGCATGGCGTGAAGCCAGTGGAGCTGAACGGCAAGATATTTGTGCGAAGTGTCATCTCGTACCAGCAGCGGTTTCCGCGAGTCCAATGGATCTTCGCTGATACGGCGCGCATGGCTGAGACAATGGCATTTCGCTGGCTGGAACGATTCTGGAGGAAGGAGTACGAACGTGCGCAACAAAAATGACGTGAAGGCTGCTGCCGCTGGGCAGTGGCGAGCAATCTGCCGGGATATGGGGCTGCCAGACGAGGTGATGGACGCGAAACACCACCCGTGCCCGCGCTGCGGTGGTACGGACAGGTTTCGCGTGTTCGATGACTTCGAGGCGACGGGAGGCGTGATCTGCAACCAGTGCCTGCGTGACGCGGGCGACGGATTCGCGACTGTGGGTTGGCTGCAGGGCGTCGGGTTCGTCGACGCCGTGAAGCTGGTAGCTGACTGGCTTGGGATGGATTCCAGCCAGAAAAAGAAGCGAACGCCGGTGCCGGTCGACCCGCAGCAGCAGGTCACGCTGTCTTCCTGGTCCCCGGACGCGGTGCCGTTTTACTGCGCCGCGAATCCGGGCATCTCTGCTATCGGACTGGAGCGGGCCGGTACGGTGCAGGGCACCTACCAGTCGAAAGCTGTGCTGCTGTACCAGATCTGGGGCGAAGACCTGCAATCGCTCACCGGCTACGTCGCGATGAGCCTGATGTCGGCCACCCTGCCCAAATGGTCGAAGGACGGCACCGCAGCACCCGTGCGCAAATTAAACGTACGCGGCAGCAAGCCCGGCATCGTGGGTGCCGGTGCGGTTCGGCTGTTGCAAGCTGGTGGAATCGTGGACACGGTGTGGAAGGTGGAAGGGCCAACCGACCTCGCCGCGTTGTGCAGTGTGATCCCCGAGAGCCAGTGGGGAAATCATGTGGTAGTGACGACTGCGTGCGGGGCACGCGAGAATCCACGCTGGATCAGCCAATTCTTGTGTCGCGCACGGCGGGTGATTGTCATCCACGACCGCGACGACGCAGGCGAGATCGGCGCGAACAAGTGGGTCGCCGAGATCCGTGCCTGCGGCGGACACGTCAAGCGCGTCGACCTGCCCTACGAGATGGTAGCTACACGCGGGCAAGACCTGCGTGACTTCCTGCTGGAGGGGCCAGAGCCATGGGGCAGGCTGCAAGCCCTCGCGCAGTCCGTGCCCTGGCCGCCTCGCGAAACCAATGAGCCGCTGGCCAAGCGGTCGCTGGCTGCTGGCGAGATCCCAGCCAAGCATCAAGCCTGCTTGGACGCGCTGGGCATGGACGTGCTCTGCGAGGACGAGCACGGTATTCACGTCTACAGCCTGGATCACAAAAAGACCGACCGCATCTCTAGCTTGCGAAATCTCACACAGGAGGAATTGATTCGGATCGTGGGGATCCGCGGCGAGGCTGTTATCTCGGAAGAGGACGATGAGTCGAAATACTCAATCCGACAGGTGCGACACGCGGTCGCGATGGCTGCGGCCGCCCGGCGTGTGGACAGCTCGCAGAGCGGCATCAGGGGTATCGGGCTCTATAGAGCAACTGACTTTGAGGGGCAGGGCCTGCGCGAGGTAGTGATCGCGAACGGCACGCACCTGACGGTGCTGGATGACCATGGCACAGTGTTGCGCGTAGATCGGCCGAGGCATCAGGGCCTGCTGTTTCGGTTCGGTTCGCGAGATTGGTACGACCACAACCAGCTGGCCGAGGACGTGGCGATGGCCAAGGCCGATCCGACGTGGGTACGCGGGATCTGGGAGACGCTGACCGAGTGCGTCGGTCGCTGGACGTGGGCCGTGCAGGACCGCGACCCTGAGCTGGTGGCAGGGCT